CACTACCGCCGACGATATGACCGCATGGCGCAGGACTTCGCCCGCCTGCGCGTGCCGATGGCACTGCGAGAGCCTCACCGCCCACGCTGGACTGACCCCGACGCATAGGCTCAACGGAGGCGCGCCCTGCCCGCCAGGACGCGCCCGCGGTGCGCCCATGCACCTAATCCGCACCTTCACAACCTAAACGGAGGATGTCATGCGAGCGAAAGCCGTAACCGTCAATTGGCGCGAGAACGTCGCCACCTTCACCAGGCTCAGCAACCCCAGAACCTACCATCTCACCCGATCCAGCCGTGACCGCCTCTGCCGATATCTCTGGCACGAAGGCACCACAGTCGAAAGGAGGGTCGCTGAATACATCGCCCGCCGACTCCACTGGGCACTTGATGACCTCCGCCGCCTAGAGCCGGAGCAGTACACCCAGGCCCACATCACCTACGACAACATCACCGAGAGCCTGAATGACATCATAGAGGCCGCGCCGGAAATCTGGAATGCCTACCAGCAGGTCAGCCAGGAGGAGGCCAACTAGCCGGGAGGCCGCCACGCGCGGCCTCCCCTAATCCCCCGCATATTGTGAAGGAGGCACCTATGCAGCCATACATCCGTTATCAAGCCGTGATTGTCTTGGAGAATGGCCGCCTCTTCGACGCCAGCGCCCATGACAACATGCGCGACGCGATGGCATGGGCAGACGAGATCAGCCGCCCGCTGAAAGCCCTAGGCCGAGCGCCCATCGCCACCATCAAGCCCGTGACATACTGGAGGAAGGATGACCGAGCAATTGCACCTTGAATTCGGCCCCGCTCCCAGGTCGATAGAACCACCGCCGGAACTGCCCGCGGATGCGCAAGGATTGCTACCAGGATTCGCCCGCCTCATTGTAGGCCAGCGGATGCGCAGGGCCCGCAAGACGTACCACCGCAAAGCCGTAACCGTGACATGGCGAGGCGACACTACAGCCCCACGCAGGAAGGCCCCGCGGACAGTCGAAGGGATGTTCAACCCTCCGGCCCCCGCACGCGGTACGCGGGATTGGAACCGCGCCCTTCTCGTCTGGGAGCCATACGCCGATAACCGCCACTATCACGGCCCCATAAGCCGACCGACAGAGGATGCAGCCCTCGCCCGCCTAGAGGACTGGCACCCTCACGCCTAAGCGGAATAAAGGCCGGGCAGCGCGGACCCATAGGCCGCGCGGCCCGGCCCCTAAAGTAAGCCTTACTTGGAGGCACATTCATGCAATATCCCAGCCGAAAGACCCCTGATCGAATCCTTGCTATTGCCGCCGCAGCACTGATAGCATACCAGCCGCCAAAAGATGAGGCGGAGCGCCTACAATGGAGTCGATGCTTATTAGAATTGAGCGGAGGATATAAGCCCCCGCAACTAGTGGACGGAGGCGAAGATGCGCTACTTTATAGCCGTGACCGAGAGCACGCCAGCAGGGATATTTGACAGCCGCGACGAGGCCGACAACTTCGCCAAGACCTCACCGCTCCCACTGGAAGTATTCGAGGTTGAATACCACGAAATGACAGTGAAGCCCAAACCGCACTGGACGGAGGCTCAGGCTATCCAGGAAGCCCTAGACCTCGCCCGCCACGGATACAGAGGCGAGATGTAGGCCCCTGAAACTGAGAAGGGAGGGACCCATGAACCGTGAAGAAATCCGCCGCCGATACCCGCGACTGATCCGCGCCCTGCAATGGACGGCTATCCTATCAGAGAGTGAAGCGATAGCCGATATCATGCACGCCAAGAGGCATGGCACAGACAAGCCGCCCCTCACTGAGGCCGGAGCGCACTTCACAGGCGGAGGCCCGTTTAGCTACTTGCTAGGCATCGCTTGGAATTGCCGCCACGTCGCCCTAGCTGCTAAATAGGCCCCCGAAAACGAAGAGAGGATGCACCATGAAGCGAATCCTCTGCTATCTATTTGGAGCAATGCTGAAAGCAATTGGCCTCTGGAAGTGGAAACGCTTTCAGCATCTTTACTTCCTAGGCCACTACCTCATGGGCAGTGGACAGACGATAAGAATAGAACCGGATCGATTATTACGTAGGGACGCTTACAGACTGACAGAAAGAAAGCTCCCCCAAGGCAAATCGACTTACTACATACCACGAGCGCCGAGCTTGGAACCCGTCTGGAAGAGTATCGGAAAGGCCCGCATTAGACGGTACAAAGGCATAACACTATTACTAGACTATTATATGTTCTATCCGACATGCCCAACGCCGGAAGACCACGGGCACGCGTGCGGATGCCCAGAGGTCAGCCGCGCGTGGGCCTCATGGGATGAGCGACTCCGCTTCACCCTCCCACTGAAAAAAGCGCCACCATTCAAATGGAAGTCGCAGGCATTCGGAATCAAGCTCACAATCCTAGGCCAACCTCAGGAACGGGAATACTGTATCGGAGTAGACATCGAGGGAAAAGATAGCATGTGGGCAGACAAGGGCAAGCCATTCTGGACCGCTTGCCGAATACTGTAAGCCCCCGCAATTCGTAGAAAGCCGAACACTCAGAGAACGGAGGGAAACATGGGCACGTGGTACAAGATCAGCCGCCGCACCGAGGAAACGGAGTGCGATGAGTGCGGATATCCGCTTTATATCGGAGACCGCGCCTACATGGCACCCGACGGCTACGTATATTGCTCCCGCGCCTGCCAGAATGACGCGGAGCGCCGCCGTCGCAAGGACCGGAAGAACGGAAGACGGAGGGAAGAATGATGAAAAACCGAGCGAAGAAATACGCCGACAGCGTCGAGGACCTCATCTCGAAAGTGGAACGAGCCGCAGACTGCGGCTACTTTTCAAAGGTGAAAGATGAACTGCTATTGTATGCCATCCTCACCTTGGCCCTCGGCCTTGGCGAGATTCTAACCGAACTAGAGGACCGGAGGTAAAGCAATGGAGCGAACCTGCCGAACCCAGACCACGCGCGGGCACTTCTGCAAGATGAAGCCGCGCTATGCGGTTACAATGCGAATCATCGACATCGGCCCAGGCTATCGGAGGCGCGGCGAATGGAAAACAGAGTACCTATGCAGCCGCCACTTTGACGAGCTACGCCGCGAAATGAAGCTTGTCGGGAGAGCGGGGATCATCCGCCGAGAATGGGGCAACGTCGCCCAAGTGATACAGGTTGCCGCAACTTGGCAATTTGCATAAGCCCCCGTAACTTAAGGAAGGCATTTGCAGAAAGGAGAAAGTCATGCCAAGGACAAGGAAAACTTATCCACTGCGAAAGCTAGTAGAACGTGCGAACAGAATCACATCGAACCCGAACATTACGCCTGAGGCGCGCAATGCCGTTTTTTATCTCGTCCAGGGAATCCTAATGGACGCAGGAGCCTATAGAGGATTCCAATATTGTGATTGGGACGAATGGGGATTCGAAGCATGGCGCATGGACGGGGAGCCGGAATGTAAAGACCACTATCTCGGAGATGAAACGCGCCGATATCTCTACTTTAGAGAGTAGACCCTATCCCGATATCTGCCGGAGGTGAAGCATGTACAACGGATGGGCAAATAAGGAAACGTGGACGACCTTTACATGGATTGGCAATGACTCCGTGACGTGGAGTCTAGCCCGCCAAGCAGCCCAAGAGGGAAAGGAAGCCCTTTATGATTTCATTCGTGAGGACGTGCTAGACCTACACGCACGCCCACCCGCGGACCTTGCTTGGGATTTGCTCCAAGACGCAGTGGACCGGATAGACTTCGACGCACTGCGGGATGCCCTATTGGACGATGGCGAGGGAGTATAAACCCCCGAAAGCCAAACTTTCAAGATAGGAGGCACGAAATGAATCACGCCATCTGTGATAATCACGATAACCGCATAATCAGCGGGCACCTATGCGGCACGCCCGCCACTGTCACCCTTACGATTATCTATACAACGACGTTGAACGGGATACGCTGAGACTATGTAAGGATTGTGCCGCTCGAATTATGACGGATGCCCGCCGGCACGGATACCAAGTAATCCTTACTTAGGAGAGGAGATCAAACCATGACAAAGAAACACAAGAAGACCCTAGCCGCCAAGAAAGCAGCCGGAGGAGTCAAGCCCAAGCGCAGCAAATACGCGATGAAAATACGCCGAAGAGCGCGAGAGGCTACAGCTAAAGGACTTCCACCTAACACCCCATATCCCATTATCTGGCGAGCCTAAGCCACCGTATATAATGGGAGGGGAGACCACCAAGGACACCAAGTAATCCTTACTTGGAAGAAGAAAAAGGAGGCTGATATGAGAACATTAATTTGCGAATATGATAGGCCGCTCGGCTTCAAAAAGCGCATCAGAATAGAGGTGTCGGACGAAAGCGAGGTGGAAATTGAGGGCTTTTGGGGTGGATTCCTAGTCGTCGAATACACTCAACACGGCATCCGCCAAACCGTCAAGCTGGGACATAAATACCCCAACCGTATTTACTTCGCAGACTAACGGAGGCCGATGCCAGTAAGTAAACCTTACTTCGGCAAGCCGAGGAGGTCTAAGCCGCCAGGGAAGACGAAGGGAGGGAATAGTATGGACCCACTAACCCGTATCCCACGAGAGCAAGGTGAGCATCGCGAGCTTATCGGATGGACCTCTGCTTGCTCAGACGAGATTAGACACTGCTTCTGGATTAGCTTCTACTGGCCCCCACATGATGAGTACGGCGGATGGGCATTGTGGAAGTGCTGCGATTGGATCAACTGTAAACCACAGCCCACCAACCTCAAGGAGATCGAAGAAGTCGGCCTATACTCTAACTACCGCGCAGCCATTGGCGCGTGGTACGAACGAGTGCGAAAGGGCGAAATCTAGGAGGTGAAACGATGGACGTTCAAGACCTAGCAAACGAAGCCGCCAGCTACTTTGAAAAAGCCACACGAGAGGATGGCTCCGAATACTGGAGGGTGCAGAACGACGCGCCGGAGTGGGTGCGCAGCCTAGTTTATGCTGCGCACGACAATGGGGAGCTACTCCCAGATGATCACCGCTACCGCTTTACAATTGAGGCCCTTTGGAATATTGTAGGCGATGGGAAGGACGCCGAGCCGCCAGAGGCCGACATCTATACATCAGACCTATTGACATGGATTGCAAGTAACCTCAACCGTCAAGCATATGCTGATGAAATAATCCAAGAGTACGGAAGTTTGATCCAAAACTTCAACGCACTCCTCACTTTAGCACAGCAACTCGAAAAAGATGAAGTGTTCGACATCGTGCTAGACTTCCTACGCGAAAAAGCAGACGAATGAAAGGAGGCATCCGATGGGCACCTGCTTCGAGCGAATAGAACACGGGGAATACATCCTTGAATACCACTACGACCAGCAACCACCCAACCCGCGACTGTGGGACAATCTGAGCATCATGCTTTGTGCCCACAAACGCTATGCCCTGGGAGACGAACAGATCGACACCGAAAGATTCTCATCCTGGGATGAAGTCTACGAGTACATCAAGGACGAGCTTGGAGGTATTGAAATCATGCCCCTCTACCTGCTTGACCATTCACAGCTTTGGCTCCGCGCAGACCGCGGGTTTTCCAGTGTAGACCCCCAAGGCTGGGACTGGGGCCAGGTCGGTTTCGTATTCACCACCCAAGAACAGCTAGACCTACTCGGTATTGAAAATAGAGACCCGCAGGACATCCGCAAAAGCATCATCGCAGAGGTGAAAGAGTACGACAAATACCTGCGCGGTGAGGTGTACGGCTGGGCAATCCTGCAACGAAAAACCTGCAACCTAGGCTACACCCACGACGAGGTAATTGAAAGCCGCTGGGGATACTTCGATATTGACCGTATGGAAGAAGAAGCCAAAGCCGCATTCAACACCATAGTCGAGCGCGGCCTAGCTTAAGGGGAGACAAAGCGTAAGCCCCCGCAAAGTATAGAGAGGAGGCGAACAGTGGGCAAGAAATCATGTAGCAATTGTAAGTACTTCGTAGAAGGTGGCAAGACGTGGGGCATTTGTAATGTTCCACTCCCGCCGTGGGCGTGGCTCATCTCGGAGGACATTTCTCGTATTGTCGAGAATAACGAAGCGAATAGCTGCCTATTATTCACGCCAAAGCCCGCAAACAAGAAAGGAGAAGGACGATGATTACCTACGATGAGACTATCGACCCAAGAGACCCGAAGGTCTGGACCACTCTTGTAGAAATGAGAGATATAGCCCAGGAAGCAGCGAAGAATCTTCCGCAGGAAGAGAGGGAAATGACCTTGGCCGAGCGCGTCATAATGACCCGACTTTCAGCAGCTATGGGGTCTTACGCCCTTGCAACAGCCGCCGCCCAAGGGTTCATTCAGCTTAGACTACTAAACGAGCTTCGGTTCGTTACAGAAGTCATAGTCGACATGGCATTTATGCTAGGCCGAGGACTTCTGCCGTTAGAGGACTTCGATAACGTTCCAGAGTGGATCGACAAGGAGGATTAGCACGTACTCTGGCCGCTGGTCACGTGGTATTTGAAGGGAGGCTAACATGAACGTAACCATTGAGCGTGTATACGAAGACATTGGGCGTTGTATTGTAGAATTAGAGGACGGTGAGCCTCGCATCTACGGTGAGAGCCGCATCCTTTACCACATCAAAAAGACGCTGAACGCGCAAGGCTACGACCTCATCAAAAAGCGCATGTGGAAGGACGGCCACCTAGTAGACGAGCGACAGCAATACATCCGTGCCCGTAAGCCAACGGGCGATCCTATGAAGGACATCGCCATTTGGAACCCAGGTTGGGTTGTCAAAGATATCGCCTTTAATAAGGATGGTCGACTCGTTCTAGAGGTCATCTTCAATATATGGGGTAGACCCAAGAAAGGAGGCGCACAATGATTACCAAACACGAGGCCATCAACCCACTCGACCCGCAGCTTTGGAAAGTACTAGCGGACATGGCGACCGCCGCAGCCGACCATATAAAAGATATGCCAATGGAGGACCTAACCAACACGACACCGGAGGCGGTCGTCATCAACCGATGCCACGTAGCGATAATATCTATGATGATGTTAATCGCTAACGAGAAGGACCCGCTTACTCGCAGCTTGCTAGTATATCAGACCGACTCGACCATCGAGCAGCTTACGCACCTTCTCGTGGCGCTTGGTCGCGGACTTCTGCCGCTAGATGAGTTTGACAACGTACCCGAATGGGTCGCCGAAGACTGAAAGGAGAGTCAAATGGACAGAGAATACCAAATTAAAGCCAGGGTCCCGTGTTCTAACTGTCGCGGTACCGGTTTCATCGGTGGATGGTACTGCGACGCCTGCGGCTATTGCTTGAACGACCCTACGCCAACACACGGCTGCGCCCACCCGCCGGACAAATTGACAGACAACCGCCGAAAGTGCAAAAAGTGCGATGGCACAGGATACGTCGACGCCGTACTCAGCCTGAGCCGCCTTGCCGAACTTCTAATCTTAGCTATTGACGAGCTAAGACCGGGGTTCTTTTCCGCAAAAAGGAGGGAACAATAAAGCAATGAATAAATTTCGTGAAGCAGGTTACAAACGGGCGCGCATGATTCACGATTACAAGCGCGAGCACCCATCGCAGATGGAGTGGCGGCTAATCCAAGCGGTCATGAAAAGCCGCCTGAAAATCGTCGGCCTGGAGTACGAAATCAGCGATGGGGACTGGTACGGCTGGATTAACATAGCCGCAGACGTAGATGGCGAGCTTGTATTTATCGACCTGCCTAACATGCACCCCGGCAGCAAATACAAGCGCACCATCCGTCGCAAGCGCGAGTACTGCGAGAAGCATGGCATCCCATATCTTCTAATCCGCGGAAAGACGGTGGTCGAAATGCAGGCGGAGATCGAAAAGTGGCTATTGAGACTACTCTTGGAAAGGAGGAAAGAATCATGATTACATACGACGAGGCTATTGGAATAGAAAACATCGACGCGGTTGTGGAAGAGTGCAACAAGATGGTCAAGGAGATGAAGGCATCCAACACCTCCATCCCACTTGCAGAGCGTGTGGTGCTGAATCGCATCGTCGCTCTACTAGGCGCTTCTAGTGACTTGTTCCTCGCTCGGGAAGTCGCCAAAACTAGCGTCGCCCTTGCCTGGGCACTGGGTAAAGGGCTAATCGACCTAGACAAATATGACAACATCGAAGAAGCTATCATTGACAGGACTGTCGAGGAAGGAGGAAAACAATGATTAACTTACTGTTTGCCATACTCTTCCTAGTTGTAGGAGGCGCACTCGCAGCCGTCGGCATATGCTGGCTCAAAACGCCCGACGGCATCCTCCCCATTACTATGGGGATTTTGGAGATTGCCCTAGCATTACTGAACTTTCGTGCTGCCTACCACCTGTTCGCAGCGTGGCTAAACAAGTGAGCCGGAAAAGGAGCGTAGAATGGTCGAACGTTACCTGCTAAAGATCGCCGTCGAGCTACTGGACGAGGCGTACTCGTTCATCATCGACCACTCATGGAGCGGCTGCGAATGCAACCGGTGCAAGTGGGCGCGACGATACAATGCCCTTAAGAAGACGCTCCGTGAGGGTGGGGATACCGCCACGGAGCGAACGAAGGGAGGAGAGGAGACACTTACTATATACCACAAAACCTAAATTATGTCAAGAGCATCAAAAAGGAGGCAAAGATGAGTACACCGAAACTTCTTAGCAAACAATACGTTGCTGAGGGAGGATACCGCTGTCCGGCCTGCGGCAGCGACAACATTGCCTCGGGCTACATTGAGGCCGATGGTGCTACGGGATACGCCGACGTAGTGTGCCACGACTGCAAAGCTGAGTGGGTAGATGTGTGGGAACTCGTCGGCTATGATAACCTAACCACGAAAGGAGGCTAACGATGGGATTAGATAGCTTTTGGGAAGTACCTGAGGACACAAAGAAGCCAACATTTGACCCGCCATTGCAGCTATGCGGTGGTATGTTCTCAGGCCACGGAGAAGGCAGCTTCAGAGGGAAGGTCTACAATTGTGCCATTGAGGAGGTGTCTGGGGTGTCGCTGTACCAGGAGCAGATGAAGCCGGAAGACGTAAAGCGGATCGCTGACGCCTTGGCAGCCTACGAACCCACGGAGGAGTGGCTAGAGAGGCATAACATCCTGAGCATGAAGGAATGGGACGATCTAGTCCGTATGTTCAAGGGCTATGCAGACGTGGGAGCTTCGCTCATAGGCTGGTGGTAAGGGCGCATATAAACAAAGGAGGTGTAACATGAAGACTGCACGCTTTATTAAGAAGCTGGAAGGATGGAGGGGCCGCGCCAAACTCTACGAGTTGTCAGAGCCAGTTGAGTACGGATGGACGGAGAAGGGCGAGACAAAGTTTGTCGCCGTGTCCGCTATTTCGTTCGCCCCCGACACCGGCCTGCCCGAAACCTATATCTTCCCGTGCGACAAGGATGGAAACGTCCTTGATTGGCTCGAACTGGAAGGCTCATTTCGGGGCGGGATGGACCACGAGAAGGCACTAAACAACGCAGGCTTCACCGTCGTAGACTAGTAAACCAAGATGGACCGAGGCGCGCGGGCCAAACTAAATAACTTGCACGCTGACGCCTCGGTCCACCAGGGGACACCCCTCCTGACCTCGTTCTATCTCGTCACTGCACCGGGTGCCACCCTCGAAAGCGGGAGCGACCCGCTTTCTATCGCAGTGAAGCCCGCTGGCGAGACGAGCTAGGAAGCACGGGGTGCCCGCGGATAGACGCACTCAGAGTTTACTATACTGGTGTCTAGCTGTCAAGGAGGGAACGAAGGTAATCTACAAGCCTTTGAGGGCCGTGGGCGTGTACCCATTCATGACACTCAAGGCAGAGCGGGATGAGGTTGTCCGGATCATCGGAGCCGCCCATTCCACGAGGGACAATATGATGACGAACTACAGCAGGCTTACACCTGCATCGTTGACACATGCCAAGTGGGTAGTAGGCCGAGTTCGTTACCATCAAATCGAATTATAGCACGGATTAGCAGGCAAGGCAAGTAAGCCTTACTCTTAGGAGTTTGTGAAATTAGTCACAACCTGTATCTATTTAATGAATCTTAAGGGTTAATTAATTAAATACTTAAATCCTTAAACAATACGGGCTGTGAAGAAATTCACAATCAACTGCCTGGAGATTCCGCTTGACAGGCCAATTTGCCTTGGGTATAATAGCATCGGAATCTCCTCTGCACGAAGGGAGGTCTTGTGATTGCTCGTGTCTACAAACATCGTATCATCTTGACATTTCAGTTCGACAGGTCCAAAATTGCCTGGGTCAAATCGCTTCCTGAATCCAAGTGGCATAGAAAGCGTTGTAGGTGTGCGTTCTGTCGCGACGCTCATATGAAGGGAGGGTACTGGACTGTCCCTGCTACTCCCTGGTACGCGATGAAGGTTGTGCCGAAGTGTGAGATCGCTACGAAGGAGGTACATGACCTTGTAGACAAATACCATCGCTTGAAAGCTATGCGCGAAATCCTTGATCCAACCGACCAAATCTCTATTCCGCGGCTGAGGCCCTACCAGACAGCCGCGGTCTGTTATATCGAAGAGGCTGGTGGTCGGTGTCTAGTTGGGGATGCTATGGGCCTCGGCAAAACGGTCGTCTCGCTAACATGGGCTGATCTGCACAACGACATTACCACCGTGCTGGTAGTCGCCCCGGCATCTGTTATCTATAAGTGGGAGCGAGAGGTGCGGAGGTGGTCACGCTTCGAGCCGCAGGTCATCTCGACTAGTAAGACGCCGCTAGAGCATGGTCGCTTACACATCATGTCTTATGATATCATGCGGCGGCGCGTGCTGGAACTTATGGAGTGGGGCTACGACCTCACTATCTTTGACGAGTGCCACTACTTGAAGGGGCGAAAGAACAAAACGCTCCGCGTACAGGCTGCGCAGATGTTAGCCTTCAAGTCGCCTTACCTTCTTGGTCTGAGTGGCACGCCGTTTCTAAGCCGACCAGCGGAGCTATGGAATATGCTCCACTTTCTAAATGCGAATGAGTGGGTTTATTTCTATCCGTTTGGAATTCGCTATTGTGGTGGTCAGCGGGATGAGTGGCGCGGGGCGACAAACCGGGAGGAACTTACGGAGCGGCTAGTGCCGTATATGATTAGGCGCTTGAAGCAGCAAGTGCTTGATCAGCTACCAGAGCTTACGAGGATTAACATACCGATTCGAATTCCTGAGATGACAGAGTATCGGAGGCTGTCGGCGTCGGTCCGAGAAGCTATCAAGAACATGGACCCAAACCACAAGGGGTTCTACGTCAACGCATTGGACCGCTTGAACCTGCTACGTCGGGCGGTTGGTAAGAATAAGGTGCCAATAGCAGTCGAATGGATTCACGATTTCCTTGCGAGCGGTGGCGAGAAACTTGTGGTATACTGCCACCACCACGAGACAGTGGAGGAGTTGGAAAGGAGGCTTGACTATGAGGTCACAACTATCACAGGTAGTGTCGATGCTAAGACACGAGATGAAAGGGTCACTAGGTTTCAGAGCCAAGAAACGCCTAGAATCCTCATTACAACATCTGCTGGAGGAGAAGGAATTGACCTATTTGGAGTGGACGGTATTACTATCGCTGATATCCTCTTTGTAGAGCGGGAGTGGACGCCCGCGAAAGAGGAGCAGATGGAGAGCCGTCTACATCGAATGGGTCAGAAGAACGCGGTGACAGCGTGGTATTTGGTTGCGGAGAATACAATCGACGAGCACATGGCTGCGCTTATCGAGAGGAAGCGCAAAATACTAGGCGATATTATTGGCATTGACGAGCCCCAAAGCATTGTGTGGGATATTCTCAAGGAGGTGCGTGATGGGCGATAAGTTGAGGGTTCGATGCTTGAAGTGTGGCATCCCTTTACGCTATGAGGAGGATGATGGCCGAATTCTTGTCGAGCCATGCGCCGTGTGTATCTATATGGCGGAGAGAGAGGAGCGCGTGAAGGCGATAGATGCTGAGCAGGTGAGGGTGATGAGCATGCTTGACGCGATCTGTTTTAACGACGAGGGAGGCGAGTAAGGAGGAGGAAGATGAAGACGGAGCCTGATATCTTTCAGGATGTCACACTGAGAGAGCGCGTTGATAAATTGGACGAACAGGTTCAGCAGCTTCGGCGAGTAGTTGCCACCCTTATAGACTTTCTAAGGGATAGATTGGCGGACGTACCGTACTCGCTGGAAGATTTCTCTCTCGGTGTATACAGCGAGACGTGGAGACAAGAGGAGGAAGGGAAAGATGTTAACTAGTGCTGGACTCTACCAATTGGAAGTGGATGGGCACACCTACAAAGTGACGTTCGACGAGCATAGAATCAACGGGAACGGACGTTGTGTGCTGGTCTGTGATATTTATCGCCGCGACCAGGGGGTGTGGCACCACGTGACGCAGGGCGTCGCCGTTCACCCGCCGCATTACAAGTACGATCTTGCACTTGGACGGAAGATTGCCCATGCACGGGCTATCTCTTGGTTTGATCGGGATACACGCAGGTGGTTCTGGGATGCCATGTGGTCACGGTTTGTTAAGCCGGAAAGGAGTAGGGTGTAATGGGCGGAAGAACTAAGGCGCACCAGCGTTACTATGTTGATGGCTTGCGGGTGCCCGGAGCTACGACAGTTGTTGATGTGCTGGGCTACAATAAGAGAGCGTTAATTGGTTGGGCACGGAAGACGGCATTGGCAGGCGAAGACCCGTTCAAGGTACGAGACGAAGCGGCAGATATCGGGACGATAGCGCACGGCCTTATTGAGGAGCTTCTAACGGGACGGGAGTTCCCGCGCGGCGAGTACCCGCCAGCGTATGTCGAGACTGCGGAGGGATGCTTGGGAGGCTTTGAGGAATGGGTGGAGAAGAACAACGTGGAGGCGGTTGGCAGCGAGGTACAGCTAACCCACAAGGACCTATACTATGGCGGGACCATTGACTTCGAGGCGGTTGTGGATGGCATGTACTCCCTCATCGACTTCAAGACATCATCATCCATCTGGATGGAGCACCGCATTCAGCTTGCTTCGTACGCCGAGCTTCTTCGTATCCACAAGGGCGTGTACCCGAAACTCTATCTGCTACATCTTGACAAAGAGGCGGGATGCGTGCATACTTATCAGTACCCTAACAGGTTGGATACAGAGTGGCTTATGTTCCTGCGAGGGCTGGAAGCGTATTGGCTCCAGCGATTCCTTGAAGGGAAGGAGGTCCCCGAACCGTACCGACTGAAATTCCAATACGAGATTGACCTATATCGAGTGAAGTGCGGAGGTGTAGGATGAAACTATTGTGGCAGATCGAATCAGTTGAACCGGACGCGAAACGCTATAAGCCGTTTAGGCCCATTTTGCGGCCTCAGCAAACCTATGTCGAAATTGAAATCCCTGACCATCTAATTCGGGAGGAAGGCGGCATGGTTGTGCTTCAGCCCGGCGCGCTGGTTGAGGTCTACAATCAGGTGGTTGGGCCGTTTGTCCATCAGGGTGGACGGGCTAATGTAAAGCCGCCATACGCTCCTAGTTTGTCGGAAGTTGAGACACCGCCGATTGTTACGGCAACGCCGGTAGTGGAGAAGGACGTTCACACGGCGAAACAAGAGCTACTGGACCTACCTACGCCAGAGGCAATAGAGGCAGAGCGGGAGCGTGTCTCGAATATTGCCGCCGACTTGTTTGCCAAGCAGAAGGCTTTGCTAAAACAAAAGCAGGAGGAGGGGAATGGATGATGTCGAGAGGCTGAACGAGCTAATCAAGCAAGTGGCAAGACTGTCTCTTGTTGTTGATTCTGTAGCCAACGCGGTTGAGAGGTATTGGTTGGCTAGACGGGCGATGAATGTCTACTATGGTGTAATGAGACTGGAAGATCACAAGGAGGAAATGCAAGATGGACGTTGATATCCGTGGCGAGAGTGGACCGAGTGGTCGTGGTAAGATGATTATCCTGGAGGGTGCTGTTCAGATTATCAAAATGGACGGCGAGGACATGGGACGCACCTTCGTCATCCCCTTTGATAAGGTATTCTGGCCGCTTCCTGAGAACTTGGCTCCGAATACTGTGTACGAACCGGCCTATTTCCGGTTGTCTGGCGAAGGGGATTCGTTGTACCAAGTCAGCCCGATGGGTACCGAAACACGAACGAAATTCATCGTTCGGTACAGCGGTATCGAAAGGGACCAAGAAACGGGAGAACCCAGAATGTATGATGATGGTGGTCGTGCCATCAGGTTTAAGAATGGGCATCAAGGGTGGCTCCCAGAACATCAAATTATCCCAATGCAGTTTGAGATTCTCAATACCGAATGGAAGGGTGGCTATCTGCGCCATCGTGCGGTGTGGGTGTTCCGGCCTAAGGGCGACGGAACGACCAAGATTGTAGGCCACGGCAGGTGGTGGAGCGGCTGGGCGCGTCAGATGGAGGCCCTATTGCGGTGTGCCGGTCTCGACTTCCAGAACGAGAATATCCCCTGGTCGGACGACCCATACGTTATCTTAGAGGCTCTTGACCAGAAGCTCTTGGAAACTCGTCCGCCGTTTGAGGTGGTTGTGAATGAGAGGGGCTACGTCAAGGGCTTTGAGAAGTTGGCCGATGGCGTAATCATCCCAGGAGTGACCGATGTTACTAACGCTGGATAGTATTGCGGAACGACTACCTCAGGCAACGCGCTACGATGGATACATCGCGGGCCTATGCCCGTTCCACGATGATAACCGTCCGTCGTTGTTGGTGTACGAGAAGGACCCAACGGCGCGTGAGGGATGGTTCCGATGTCTGGCGTGTGGGGAACAAGGAACATGGAGCAGGCTATACGACGCCTTGAATGGTATGGCTCCACAGACTGTTGGTACAGGGGCAAGCTCGTATAGCCTGCCTATTGTTCCTAAGACCAAAGAGGGCCGGGAGCATCTTGCCCTAAACGCCCACGAAGCGGTTATGAAAAATCGGGCGATGCGGTGGTATTGGGAACTGCGCGGCGTAGAGGAGCGCATCGAGTCCAACCTCCTGGGTTACTGGGATGGTTGGGCTACGATTCCGGTCTATAACCGATATGGCGACTTTGATACGCTTGTCCTTCGAGCGGGTCGTCATATCCAGGAAGAGACCGGCCTGCGCTACCTCAGTCCTGGAACGCCTACGCTGTTCGTACCGGACTGGCCGTTGTTCCTTCGGGCGCGGTCAGTTTTTGTCGTATATGGGATGATTGATGCTTTGGCTTTAGCGGTTCTACGCTTGCCGGTTGCTACGCCTACATCCGGTAAGGACTCGTTCAAACCGGAGTGGCTATCCGGCCTACCAGCACGCGTCTGCTTCGTTCCAGATCAAGGGGAGGAAGAGACGGCATTGAAGCATGCAAATGCTATCGGCGGGCGAGGACGACTAGTAACCCTGAGTTATCCGGGCGAGTTGGCTGATCCCGCCGACTATCTATCAAGTGGTAAGAAAGACTTACTTCTGCGGGAGTTAGCAAAATGGGTGTGAGTAATGTATTAGAGACAGCAACGTATAACTTCGAACTAAGTGAGGAAGATATCAAACACCTGGAATATGCTATTGCAATAATCGTCCAGGCGACGGCAGAGCATTGCTTGGAAAGCCTTGTCCGCTGGCTAGAAGTTTGGGAAATCGAACAAGACAGAGAAGCAGCCGAACTTGATTATCTTCGTTAGCGGGCGAGGCGAACTATGGAGTGGCTAAATCGAAGCGAAACCCTGTTCGGTAAGGTTCTCGCTGGGGAGATTAGCCCTCACGCCATCGAGCCAGAAATCCTTCATCCGCCATTCGATGCGGGTCTACGAAAGTTGCGGGATGGCGGCAGCGAAGCGGACTTGCTAGATGTTGTGGGGATTGTGGCTCTTAGCGGAGCGAGGGCCGCAGCCGAGAATGTTACCGCTGATGTCAATACCTATGTTGCTGCGTGTCGAGAGTCGGCGCGGCGTGTTCGGGCTGGTACGAAGCTGGCACCAATAGTCAAGCGGTGGTCAGCAGGTGAATCACAAGACGGCGACTATGAGAGGGCGTTGGAGGCGCTGAATGAAGTCCAGACCGACATCGTTATCACTCGTTCGCTGGCCGATGTCGAACCAGAGGAGGCGGTATTTGTGCCTACATTCTACCCACCGCTGGATGATAATTGCAGGGGCCTACCGGCGTCGTCGCTGACTGTTATCGGCGGCCCGCCTGGAACTGGTAAGACTATCTTCCTGGGGCGGCTGATGATTTCTGCCGTTCGCCGAGGGAAGCGAGTATGGCTGGCCTCACTGGAGATGTCGGCGTCGCAGATTCTTTACCGCTTCATCCAGCTTGATGAGACGATGAGCCATATGACGAAGCGCGAACGAGTGCTGGTAGCTGAGCGTGCCCTAACGCTTTCGGAAATCTACTCCGAGGGTATGCGGATGGCGAACACCTACCCTGATCTGTATATGATAGGCGTTGACTTCGCCGATATGATTCTTCCAAGTTGGAGGACGCGAGGCGATAATGGTGTCGATGTCATTGATGAAACCTACAAACAATTGGCGGCGCTGGCTAAGTTGACTGGTATCCCCGTCGTCGTCTTATCACAGTTGAATTATCAGTATGTTGGCGGGCGTCCGAGGGTGAACCACTTGCGTGGGTCACGGCTAATCGAGGCGCTGGGTGCGTCGGTGTTTCTCATCTACAACCCGAACCAATTGGACGTGGACCAGTCAGACGATGAGCTAGGGTTCCTGGGCGAGAATCGAGCGGCGCTCATTCACGGTAAGGCGCGCTATGGGTATAAGTATGGCGGGCCTATCGCCATCCCAATTGAGTGGGATGGAGAAAAGGGATGGGGAGAAAAGTATGATCAACCAATTAGGCTCTACTCAGCTTAAGATTGTTCGTGGTTTGCCACCACGTGACGCACTCGAAGACGAGCTAGTAGCGATGGATATTGAGGTCTTTGGGTTCGATACTAATCTTGTAGACAGTGGGGAGTTTGCATGTATTACCGTGTGCATGATGGGAAACCCGGACGTGGTGTACTTTATACGGGACTGGAGGCAAGTGCCGGAGCTTTTGCGCCGTATGGATAAAGGGGTGTGGGTCTTTCACAATGCCACCTACGACCTGCGTAGGCTGAAGATGATTTGCGAAGTGGATGACCACCTAATCCTTGATACACAGATATTTGAACGTGATCTGTTCGGCGGATATTACGACAAGTTTGGCCTGGATGCTTTGGCTCGCAGGTGGTTAGGAGTTAGGCTTCGAAAGGACATCCGAGACAAATTCAGGACTGCTACCGACTTTACGCCGGAGATGGAGGAATATGCCGCTAGGGATGCGTGGGCTACGCTTCGTGTTGCTATAAGGCAGTTGGAGTATGTAACGGAGAACGATATCAATCCCGTTTGGTATTGGGAGATTGATGCCCCATGTATTTGGGCAGTGTTGGACTTCTTACCAGTCAAGCTGGATGTCGACCTTTGGATGATGCTTCGAGACGAGAGCAGCAAAAGGGGACGGGACTTGGAAAAGAAACTTGGACTGAATGTCTACAGCCACCCCCAAGTTAGAGAGTTTGTTGGTAAGCTGGTTGGGAGAGAGCTTGATAAAGCTGGAGCATCAATCCTGAAAGGTGTTGCAGAGGACCTTCGACACCGCGGACGCGAGGAGGATGCGGAACTTGTCGAGGAGATTTTGGAGGCTCGGAAGTGGCGCAAGCAGGCTTCGTCTTATGGGGCGAATTGGATTGAGAAGTACGTTCGCAAGGGTGGACTTATCATTCCTGATTGGATTGTAACTGGGGCCGAGACCGGACGCACCGCTTGTCGTAAACCGAGCCTCCAGAATGTGCCGGTACGTAGGGACATTCGCTACCGGCGGGCCTTTATTTCTCAGTATCCGAATGGCGTTATCCTCGTCTCGGATGTGGCCCAGCAGGAGCTTCGCATCAACGCTTATCTCTCAAAGGACCCACTCCTGTTAGAGGCTTTCCGGTCGGGCGAGGATGTCCACGAGTGGACCGCAAAGGAACAGGGTACGGACCGAGATACCGCTAAGACATTGAACTACGGAATGAGCTACGGGATGTCACCCTATGGATTGGCGGCAAGGCTTCAGATTTCTAACGAAGAAGCGAAGAAGCGGCTTGATGACTACTTCAAGAAGTTCCGTGGGGTTCATGCCTATATCAAGAGGATGAGACAAAGAGCAAAGCGAGATGGGTACGTCACGACTACGACTGGCCGCCCTATCTGGCTCAATCCTTACAATTACAAGTGGCGCAATAATGCTGTCAACGGTCCAATTCAGGGTAGTGGTGGCGATCATATGAAGTTGGCATGTGTGAAAATCCGCGAGTATTGCAAGAGTGAGGGTCTTCTGTTTCCAGTGACGATGATGATTCACGACGAGATCGTGGCTGATATCGGAGAACCGGCGCTTGTTCCGCAGTACGAGGAGATCACTCGGGCGGCATGGGTAGACGCTGGAGAGCGTATCATACCGGGCATACCAATTGAGGTAGATGTCCATACTGGCCGTACCTGGGCCGCTAAGAAGGAGGACGAATGAGCATCCACAATTACTTCTTTGGCCCACCAAAGAAAGGATGGCCGACGTTCGACAAGGAGGGTAACATGCTCAAAACAAGCGAGGAATGGCAGCAGGAGTTTATAGACAAGCTAATAGTCGTCGATCCTGATGGATGGGACCGGAACAATTTCTATTGGTCCTGGCATCAGGAGCTTATCAACGAAGAAGAATGGTGGAGGCGTGTCAATGAATCAACCATTGAGTGGTATGCTGACAATAACCAGACCTAGATGTCCTATCTGTGGAGCCGCCCTCGTCAGGGTGGTCGGGCCAAAGGATTCGCCGCTCCTTCTCATCGGGGCATATCCTGGTATGGAGGAGGTGCGTAGCGGAATCCCGTGGGTTGGGAGGGCTGGCGAGGTTCTGCATACGGAGCTTCGCTTGGTAGGTATCAATTACTCTACCTGCCGGGTTACAAACATATGGCTTCACAGTCCGTTGGAAGAGAAAGACCCACGCTATAAGGAGGAATTGGATTGGCACTTCAACCAAGCTATTAAAGAACTGAACAATCCTAATCGGCGTGCTGTACTATTGATGGGCAGCCTTCCATCTGCCTTGCTTCTGGACGAAGCGGTATCAGATGTTGAGGGATTGCTGATGACATCGCCGCTTATTCCAAAGCATATCCAAGTGTGCGTGCCATCTCGAAACCCAGCGTCGTTGCTGGATGAAGATGCAGTTGTGGGTCCAGTGCGGGAGGCGTTCAAAGTATTTGCCGAAAAGAGTCGGCCTTATTGGAGAGTGTAAGTATGGCAGAGGAAATTACAACATCTTTAGATTCAGCATATCCGTTGAGTGAGGCTGAATTGTCGGTCTTACGCGCGGTTGATGAGGCCCTAGAGCAGTCTATACGAAACCGTAATCCAATGGCGGCGCTGCATTTGGGCATTAAACTACGGATGGCCCAGCACGTAGCGGGTGTCGGGTTGGCTAAACTGCTTTACGGCCTGCGGGCAGCTTGGGATCAATTTGACATAGCGGATGATTGTCAGACGTTCGTTGAGTACGAGATGGGAATTTCCGGGCAGACATATCACAAGTATGTAGATACTTGGGAGAGCGTGCTTCTTCATCCGTATGTTCAGGAACACCCGGAGCTTTATGAGGCCCTGCTATGCAAACCCATCCAGGGGTTGATGTACCTGCGGGTTCCTGCCCGCGAGGGACTGATGACACCGGATGACTGGGAGGAGGCGGCTAAGGCCCCAAACGTCGCTGCACTACGCGTCATCCGTGACCGCCTACGTGGGTTCCAGACCTCAACGGCCAACCGCCTTTTCATGCGCCTTGATAAGGGCGGCGTCTTGTGGGCACGGATTGGCGATGACAGCTACGAAGAACGCGGCTTCATCAAGCGAGATGATAGCGAGCTTTGTAAGCGCATCCTTAGCAGGCTGGAACGGATGGGTGTAGTCATCGAGGAGGTGTGATGTGCTACAGACTAGGTTGGAGAAGAATCAAACTTACATCATCGCGGAGATTGGTATCAACCACTGCGGAAGCATTGATGTTGCCTTGGAGCTAATTAAGGCCGCGCACGAAGCCGGTGCGGATGCTGTCAAGTTTCAGAAGCGGGTTCCACGTATCGCAGTTCCCCGCGACGAATGGGATCGGCCCAAGGAAACGCCGTGGGGTATTATGCCCTATATCGAGTATAAAGAGCGCATCGAGCTTGGGCAGGGGGCCTATAACGTTGTAAGCCTTACTTGCAAGGCCCTTGGCATGGATTGGTCAGCGTCGGTTTGGGATAGACCTTCAGCAGAATTTATGGTACAATATAAACCGCCGTGGATTAAGATTCCGTCGGCTAAATTGACGGACCGCGATTTAGCGCGTGCAGTGGCCGATCTATATCCCTGTGTTCCTATCATCATTTCGACAGGGATGTCTACAGAGAAGGAGGTGGAGGAGGCTATAGATTTCTATCTATCTATGATTGACCCGGAAAGGTTGGTGGTGATGCACTGTACAAGCACCTATCCGTGTCCGCTGAAGGAGCTAAACCTATACGCAATTCGGGATTTCTACAAGCGCAATTACCCCGACTTGGTGATTGGCTATAGCGGCCACGAGACAGGTCTTGTCACGACTGTTTGTGCCGTGGCGTTAGGAGCACAAGTTGTGGAGCGACATATCACCCTGGACCGGGCCATGTGGGGAACCGACCAAGCCGCGAGCGTGGAGCCGCACGGCTTCCGGCGGCTGGTAAAGTATATTAGAGACTTCGAGGAGGCTCGCGGAGATGGTCGAAAGCGCCTGTATCCGAGCGAGGAAGCCGTTCGGAAGAAACTGAGAGGAGGCTAAAATGAGCAAGACTCTAAGCGAAACACTAAAGGAATTGAGTGATCGGCTGGTGAAGAAAGACAACATGGCGTTAGTAGATGTCGTTAATATCCTCAACGACAATGATATCTATGCGGCAGTTCGCGAAGAGGATGACGACGCTCTCTCGGTCCTTGCTTACGCCTGCGATGTTCTTGGTGACGTGACAGACGACAAACCCCTTCTTCTAAAGAAGATAGTGGCATTGGGATACGTTCTCGGCTACGATGCCGCTAGGCAGAGAAGCTGACACGCCGATGCCCGCGGATGTGAATGGGAGGGCCACATCCGCGGGCGCGGCTAACTAATAGGATGACTATGGACATAGATGACATTCTCTATCCGACAATTGAAGGGGGAACAATACCGGACGTAATCCGATGCAGGACGGGTCTATTCTCTCTTGACCTAGCCCTTTCACACGCCGGGGAATTAGGCTTCCCGCTTCGGAATATTATTGAGTTGTACGGTAATGAACATATTGGGAAATCGTCGCTGGCTTATTGGATGGCTGCAAGCGTTCGGGAAGACGGGCGGGTTGGTATTATGGACACGGAGGGCGCGCTAAGTAAGGATTACTTACGTCAGCACTTCGCTCGCGCTGGGTTCCACGGAGTTGTCAAGGTGGTGGACTCGGCTAAGAAGGATAAGAAAGGTAATCTAGTTCCGCGCCAGCATAGCGAGATGGGTACGGAGCTTGCAGATTATCTCACCCAGAACGAATTCAATGCCGTCATCCTAGATAGTATCGGTATGTGGATTCCCCCGGCGGAAGCTGCTGGTGATATTGGCGATGCCAATATGGGCCGCCGCGCACAGAACATCGCTCAGCTTGTACGCCGGGCCGCCTCGCATCTTATAGTGTATCACACTCCCCCGAAAGCCGTAATTCTAGTGAATCATAGCCTTCAATCCTTTGGCGTCGGCGGGCATTACTCGCCCGGCGGTAAGACAAAGAACTTCGCCCGCGGGGTGGCGCTCTATATGTACGTGAACGACCGGCAGTTCCCTTATGGATGTTGGCAGATTGAAGTGCGGGTTGAGAAGCTCCGAGTTGGAGGCACTTATAAGGAGCGGATAGGACAAGTGTTCTTCATCCCGGCCTTCGGGGTGGCTCCGCATATGACCGCAGTAATGGATTGTTTCCGCCTGAAGCTGGCTAACCGTACGGGTGGGTGGGTTCGCTACAAAGAGGGGGACGAGTGGGTGGCGGTGGGCCGGATGGCGGAGTTGATTGAGGCTGAGATGGAAGGCGAAACGGAAATCTTCGAGCCGTTTCATATCTTGCTAAAGGACTACGAAAAACAATTATTGGAGGATGAAGATGGACAGGAAGAAAATCGAGCAGATGATGAAGGAAGCGGAGGGACTGAAGAAGAGAGCGATTGAAATCGTCGAGACTTTGGCGGGCCTTCGGGAGAAACATAGAGAAGCCGCCGAGATTGTTACACGCGAGCGGGACTACGCTGAGATGGTTCGCCGTAAGCGGATGATTGCTTTGGCCCAATTGCCGGAAGTCTCCCAGGCGGCGGATCCATTCGCTGGGGAGCCAACGAGGGAGTGGTCAAGGTTCTTGCTGGAGCACGCGCTTGAACAGGATTTGGAATTCGGTAAAGCGCGGGCCTCCGTCTACGATAAGGAACGAGACATGGCCGAACTGGAGGATGAGATTGTCAGTTTGGCGGAGGAGCTTGAATCGCTGCGCGCTATCATGCGCATGTATGCCGCTATCTTTGGAGTGTTTCATGGCGAAGGTATCAAGAACTAAAAAGGATGCGGAGGAAGCATTCCTAGAACAGGTACGAGAAGCGGGACTTCCAGAGCCAGAACGGGAGTATCGCTTCCATCCTACCCGCAAGTGGCGCTTCGATTTTGCTTGGCCGGAGATAAAGGTGGCAGTGGAGATCGAAGGGTCAGTATGGGCACAGGGGAGGCATACCCGCGGTAGTGGGTATCTTGGAGATATCGAGAAGTATAACGAAGCCACCGCCCTCGGATGGCGGGTTTACCGCGTCCCGGCCCACGATGTTGAAAGCGGGGCTGGAGTCTACTACGTTTCACGGGAGTATGAGTACTATGAAGAAATGGCCGCAGGAAGAGCAGGACTTCTTTGAGAAACTACTTACCCTGGGTTTAGGATATGAGGAAATTAGAACAAGAATGATCGAGGCTGGCTTCCCCGACCGAGGGGCACGAGCCTACCCAAGCAAGGCTGACCGATTGCGCCAAGGCCGACCGCCAGTTGCCATTAAGGACCTGACAGGACGGGACCAAACCCAGAAAGTCTATACCATTCTGCGGGATAATCCCACGACCTTGCGGGTCTTGTGTGATAAACTGGACCTGCCTCCCAAGGAGGTCCGGCGTATTATCGACGAGATGATAGCGGATGGCTACAACATAATCGAGCAGGACGAATCCTTTGTAGCCCCCGTCCATTATGGCGCTCCAAAGGTCACGCTCAAAGATGTTGTGATAGCGGATACCGATTTCCATCGCGTGTCTATTGCGTTTGTTAGCGACCTACATGTAATGAGCGTATGCGCTCAGCCGACGGCCTTGAATAGCTTCCTATATTATGCCGTTGAGCAACACGGAGTTGAGCATGTATTTATCCCTGGTGATATCTTTGCTGGTGTCTATGTTTATCGGGGACAAGAACAGGACCTTATCCCAGCCGGACGCCCGCAGAACCGCAGTCTTGCACATCTGGTAGTAGATCGGGCAGTCTGGACTGCGGACAAGTACATTCCTCGCATAGACGGCGTGACTTATTGGGCGCTTGGTGGGAACCATGACTACTCCATGATTGTCAACACGGGCCTTGACCCGGTACGTAAGTTATGTAAACTACGAGATGACATCCGGTATCTGGGATATGATGCGTGTTCTATCCCTCTGACTGAAAAGACCTACTTGAAGCTCATCCACCCGACAGGCGGACCGGCTTACGCTGTCAGTTACAAGGTTCAGAAGGCCATCGAACAGCAGGCGATAAATGCGCTAATGTCAGCGATTGAACGGGAAGAGGAGCCAAAGGTAAGTATTATTATGATGGGCCACTATCATCTCGCCGGGTGGGTACCAGACTATCCCATCATGGGCGGTCTGCCAGGATGCTTTGAAGGACAGACAAATTATCTCAAACGTAAGGGCTTATATCCGAAGATCGGCGGTACTATCCTTGAACTCGGGTTTGACCGGTTGGCACGCCCGGCTCCGGTAGGATACCACTTCATCCCGTTCCCGGAGATTGACGACGATTATAAGAACTGGCCGCAGCCGGAAATTGAGGAACTCAGTACGAAGCCCGAAGATTTGGACATCGTGTTCGAGCTTATCGAACCAGAAGAGAGCGAATAAACTCGGCCAGAATAACTAAGCCGGTTGCGCCCATCAACCAAACGAGCATACCAACGCGCCCCTCGATCTTACCGAGGGACCGTTGCACTTCGCCCATCTCGTGGTTCAGGGTTATGATGGATTCCTCGATGCGAGAAATCCGGTTTTCGTGATATTCGACGTTGGTTTCAAGTATGGCTCTATTGACTTCCTCGCTGGTCATAGCTGGTAATCCACTCCTTGATAGCTTTGGTGTCTGCCTCCAGCTTCTCTATCCGCTGCTCTAGATCGGACGGCGGCTGGGGAGTCGGTTCTTCCTCCTCTTCCCCTATATACCCGAGAAATTCGTTCCAGTCCCCCCGAAATCTATTCGTGTCAATAGGTGTGGTGGTATACTGCCAGAAGGTCCAACCACGCCCGGACTGCCACGTCCGCGGTAGAAGCGGCTCCGGGCGGGTCGTGTAATGGGCTACCCACAGATCATTAGGAACATAGACATCGACGTAGGTGTTCCACTTATAGGCGCTGGTGTAGACAATAGGCCGCTTCCCAAATAGCTCTTCGATCTCCTGCAAACATGCCTTCACCCGCGCGCCGTAGATTGGCTTGCTTGGAACCGTCTCGATAACATTTGGTTCCTCAACGTCTAGTGCGGGCGGACAGTCCCAGGTTTGGTCCATGGCGCAGTTATAGAACCACGCCGCTTGACGAATGCCATTCTTCGTGGGATGGAAGTAGTGGTATGGGCCAACCTTGAACCCAATGCGCTTGGCGATCCTGTAGATGTTTTGCCATTCGGGGTCTTCCCAGACATCGCCATCCGTCACTTTGATGTAGAGATAGCGATATCCCTGGTCCCACAGGTCCCGTAGGTGATGCCGAATGTAGTCGATATTCCAATGCGATGAATCCCCGCCAAGCAGATAAGCCGTCATTATTTATCCTTTGAAGCCTCCAGCATCTTCTTAGCTCGCTCTTCGAAGTCCAGCACGTAAGCGGCTAGATTTGTCGGCACGGCGCTCTCGTCGAACCGCTTGTCAATGATGTCCAGGACCCAGCGAAGCTCCAAGTCACTAACCTCAGCCTCATATTCATCTCGTGCCTCTTTATTCTTGACAGTATCGAGGTTTTCGATATCAAAGGCGCTTCGCAATTTCGCCACGATTCGGGCGTCGGTCCGGTTGACGCCCTGGACGGTAGTGAGAAGCCATCCAATTACTACACGATCTGCTTTGTAGAACATACGTGCCCTCCTTTTCCAGTCTTCAAATCGGTTTCGCTTTTCCATTTGTCTATTATACTATAGGCCATGTTACGTTTCAAGTCTAGCCTGCGTACATCGGCACCCCGCTCTTGTAGAGAGCATACGCTTCCTCATCCGTCAGCGCGCGGTCTAGCACTACTACGTCGTCTATCCATAGATTGGCGTGATTGCCACCATCGGTGTCTGCTCCAAGTACAAATTGTGTGTCCGCGATGGACGGCGGAGTCCAATCGGTATCGGTTCCTTCTAATACCCCATCAACATATAGGCGGCGGTCGTTTTCCTTCCAGATACAGACAACATGATGCCACTCAAATGGTTGCCAGTCGGTGATGTCGTGGTAGATGCTGCCTTGACTGACACTTCCGGCGAATGATGAGAAAGACAGAAGGCCGGTAGTGGTGATATTGAGGTAGAGCGATTCCGTATTCCAAGCATCCCACCAAGCGAATATCATGTCGTTGTCGCCGGGGTCGCCCGGCGTGTACGGCAGCATCACCCACGCCGCGAAGCTACCCTCCGTCTCTGAGATGCCCGCGGTGTCCGCATTGTACTCTAGTTCCGTCGCCGTCCGGCTGCTCGTGCTGGCGTGCGGCGTGCCGCTCCAGGAGTGGCCGTCGCCGAGGGAGCCGTCGCAGTAGGGGGTGGGATACTGTTTATACTCAAATTGTATGGCATCCCAATAGCAGTATTTGGTGGGGTCGTCGTCGCCGAGATATAAGCGCACAAAGACCTGTGTGGCGTCGGCGCGGATTTGCTTCGTAACTGTCAAGAACACCCATTCGCCAGCAGTTTGACATTGAGGAGACCCAATCTCTTCGTATGTTGAGCCGTTGTAATCAAAGATGACGATTTTCAGGCCGCGGCCGTGGGGTGGCGTCCAAACTGACGGGATCCAAATCCTCGCTTGGGCTGTGATATATCCGCCGGCGCTCCAGCCAGAGGGATACATTGCTATAAAGGCATCAGTGTTGCCGTTGTTATCTCCTGTTAGCTTGAACGAATATGACCCAATATAAGCGCGGTCAGACGAGCGTTCAAAAGCCACCCTTGTCGCTGACCAACCGCTCGTATTCGTCTCGGCAGAGGGATTCGTGCAGTAGTTCGTCGTCGCCTCGGCCAACTGTACCGCGCCCGCCCCCACCTGCGGCGTGATGTGCGTGGGGAAGATGATGCCACCGGTGGCAGTTGAGGGCGTGGTTCCGAAGAAGTCGGTAGTGCTGGTATCGAAGCGACAGAGGAGCTTGTAGTGGTGGGCGGCTACGCCGAATGGGACACCAGGGGCGGCGATAGTCCCATTGACTTCCAAATCCGCTCCGGGCGTCGCTGTCCCAATGCCAACAGAACAGCCTGTAATCTCCAAGTAATCATTGGTATCATCGAATGTCAGCAATGGCCCCGCGGCCTGCCCGATAGTCCCGCCGTCGGGCATTGTGATGTTGCCAGTTAGCGTTAGCCCGGCGGCAGTAAGTGAATGCGCCCCAAGGTCCACATCCTGCACAGCCCCGCTGTAAGGCACAAAGATGTTCTTGAATATCTCGCTGTTCGCGGGAATTTCCCACCTGCTTAGTGTGTTGCCCTGGTAGCAAATCCGTATGGTGGGTGCATTGCCGCTACCCGATACGTCCGCATAGAGCTTCCCGACTATCCGGCTGCCGGTGTCTCGGAGGTAGTCGCTATCTAGCTGGAGGGGGATAATGTAAGCCGCCGGGGATGTAATCTCGTTAGAAGCCGCAGATGTAGCTATTTCGACCTCGGAGGTGTCCAACTTGCGCTCGAATAGCTTCCAATAGACCCGCAATGTTTTGTTGCCGGCTAACTTACTCATTGTGACGTAGAAGCTGAAAATGCCCTTTAGGAGCTTATCCGGCGTCTGGCTCGGTGCCGAAATCCAGCCCGCAATGTAGTCGTTATCGTCAAGGTTAGCGACTTCAATGCACGCCTCGGCGTCTCCCGACGGGTCAAGGTAGCATATCTTGTATCCAGTGGCGTCGTCCTCGTCGTACAGATAGAAGGACGCGCCGAGCGAAGTGACTGCTAGATCTACATATTCCCTATTGACTACGGATCGTAAATCCGAAGTGGATATCGGCGTGTTAGCGAAGATAATCCCGTCCACATCCATGTCTGAGCCGGGCGTCGCCGTCTTGATTCCAATCCGGTCGTTCCCCGCGTCCACGAATAGTAGATTTGGCTCGGTGTCGCCCTCGACGCGAAAATCCCGGTCTAAGCCGTTTTCATTGAATACAATTCCTGCAATGGAGAACGCGGCAATGGTTCCTGCCGTACTGTCGCCAATATTGACTCTGCTTGTAGTAACTTGGAAGAGATGGTCGCCAATGTCAGCGGAACCAGCGACTCGAAAGCCGCCATTCAGTCCGTCCTCATTGACAATTACCTCGCCCTCGGTAATAGTCAGATGGGTACGTCCAACGGAGTTTTTAAATTGTAGGAGTGTTGGATAGTTGCTGTCATAGCCATACAGTTTGAGGGTGGGACTCCCGTCAAGGCCGTGCGTTGTAATTGTGAACGTTGAATTGGCAGGGCTAACAGCACCACCGCTAGTGGAAACGTTATCTGCCATAAATACGTCTATGGCTAGATGTCCACTACCATCGTTACCGACATTACCCCAAATGCGTGCGGCGTCCATCCAGGCATGGCCCCATACAATCGCATGATTGTTAGATATTCGCAGTGCACTACGACCGGCGTGAATCGTTAGGTTTAGAGGATTCGGTATCGGGTTTGGTGTAATCGTTGAACTGGCCCAATCAACGGCACTTGAATCGCTGGTCAAAAACGTAACTGTAGGGTTACTAGATAGCTCTTCATCCAAATTTAGGCCGGTGGATAGGACAGAGTTATCCGGGTAGTTTGAATCCACAGTGCGGTTTAGTGTACCGTATCGAATCTTTTTTCCTGGAGTGTCTGTCCCAGCAACCGAGAACCCGTGGTGTCCGTTCTCGGACGTAGTGTGAATGTAAGAGATTGATGTTGCAGAAGTTGCCGTCCCTCCGCTGTGGTCCAACACGGGTGTTGTTTGGTCAACCGAATGATAAGGCTGATAGTAGTATACGACATTTGCGGCTTGATTCAGCGTGACCGTAATATTCCATTGAGAAGGTGTTGTAAAGTCGCCTACTACATCATACCATATTTCTGTGCATATGCCACCAGCGATAGCGTCTCGACGAACGCGCGTAAGCGGGTTGTCTCTATAACCGGTAATACTGGTGATTTCTGCGCCGCCGTCCAATACAAATGCATAGAAGATAACTATGTTCTCATAGGTTGGGCAGGTAGTAAGGATGTTGAACGATGTTCCACTGGCCGCATGAAATCCAGTACGATTATATGCAGTTTGGGCGGACGTATGATATGGAATTTGTGCCCGAACGGTTCCCCATCCTTTGAAGAGCCGCAGACCGGTTTTGTCAATCCACGTTTCGGCCTGACCATATATGGCATCTAAGCCGCCCTTTAACCGACCACCGGCGGACAATTCTAATTGGGCGGCTGTTGCGCCTCGGAACAGGAGTTTCCCCTCGCTTGCGTCCCACAAGATGTTGGCCTTGTTGGTGGAGTTGTCCCCAATAAGCAGGTCGCCAGCGCCAAGCGATTCAGAGTTGTAGGTTTGAGCGGAGTGAATAATAGCGAGGGCCGTAGTAGCAGCAGACGACACGTCGGCCCCGAATTTGGAGATGGTTTCTTCTAGCCGCACGTGCTCAGTAATCTCGGACCACGGCGACCCTGCATGAGTGAACACAGATAGAGATGGATTGGTCCCGCTGATAAGCCGAACGCCACCGCCGCCTGATTGAGTGTAGTTGACTACAGTAGCGCCCCTCTTCCAGGCCGGATTGCTGTTGGCGGCGTAGGATCCTGCCTTGTCTCGCGTGACTGTGTAAGTTGGGGCGTTAGTGACATCCGTGACCTCTAGCCACTCATCGTCGGTGTCGTCTTTGATACGGAGTATATCACCTACAGCAAAGGTGGTATTACCTTCGATGGTAAGGGTAGAGTTGTCGGCGGCGGTCATATCAACCGCTAATACATCGCTGTCCAGGACGAGGAAGTTCCCGCTTACTGCGGAGATATGGTCCTTGATGAATACGGCGGTGCGGACGGCTCCGCGTGCTGTAATGTAGTTGAACTCTGCGTTGCCTGTGTCGGCCTCAATTCTGAACCCGCTCGCGCCCGCCGAGAAGTTGGATGATTGGATGTATTTGTTAGCGCCGTCAATAACGATATGTGTGCTGGAGGTGTCGCCCACCTGAATAGATGGCGTGGCGCTGTTGAGGATGATGCCGATATCGGACGACAGCTTCTCGATAGCGGTGGCGTTGATATCCCACCCGCCGATTGCGCCCGCGGATGCTGTAATTGTGCCGCTGATTGTGGCAGATGAGGCGGTCAGATTACCAGACGAATCTAGCTCGGTGTTGGCGGCCTTCCAAGTGAGCTTAGTCCCGTCGAACTGTAGATAAGCATTGGCCCCATCGCCTACGTAGAGGCGCGGCGTACCGGAGTTGTACTCTAGCTGGATGCCCTTATTCCCGAACGTGCCGTCATTAATGCTGATGCTCTTATTGGACGAGTCGAGAACGATGTTGGTAGTCCCGGCAGTAAGAGTATCGGTACCAATTGTCCAGCCGCCAATGACTCCAGCGGTAGCGGTAATCCCCGTCTCGTCTAAGATGACTGCCCCTCCACCTGCTAGTAACTTACCGTCCGTAGCACGGATACCAACTTGAAGAGCATCGGCGTTCAATCCAGCTAGATGCCAGTCTTCGTTGTTGTAGGATAAGGCGGGATAGGCGATCCGCAACCCGGTGAAGCCATCACCCTTACCTGGTACGCCTTCTCCGATGCGCAATTCCCCCGCCGACATCAGGCCGAGATTTTCGCTAATGTCAGAGAGGCCACCTACAACGATGATCTGATCGCCCGCCATAATTAGACGGCGCGGCAAATCCTCCACCTCTCGCTGGAGTTCGACTACTGCTTGGAGGATTTCATCGGGCGTTGGAGTTGTCATTCTATCCTATAGACCTCACAATTTCAGTCATAGTATTAAGCCGGTCGAGAATTTCGGCCCAGATCGATAAGTCCGGCGCGTCGTACAATGCCATGACTTGGACCCTGGTAGGCGTGGGCGAATACTTGAAGAACACCCGCCGCATCCAGATGTCAAACTCTGACGCGTTATCGACGATATAAGTCGGTAGGCTATAGTAGGTGTAGCCCATGTCTGCAAGGATGGATCGTTGTTCCTCGTCCTTCCGTGCTCGTAGGAGGTTCTCGTGCTGAGGCCCTTCGACACTAAGGGCAATTTTCAGGTTAGGGAACAAGAAGTCTACGACCAGACCGCCTAGTTCCATCCGCCCGCCCTCTTGACTTGACTGGAAATCGAAGTCCACCCCCTCTCGGAACCCAGCCACCAATAGCCACTTGTAAACAATGCGTTCTCGCAGGTAGCCTCGTACTGACTTCTCGCTGACCGCCCGCGCTTCAAGTGGGTCTAGACCAACCCACGGTCGCCTGACGCCGCGGCGGTGGGTTACGAACCACCATGGGTCCTCTTCAAGAAGTTCCTGGCGGATTACGTCCCTGGTAGTAAGCCTTATCGGACGCTTCTCTGGCTGCGGAATGCGAATGCGCCGGACACGAGAGTCGGGCCGAATGCCCTCCCTCGGCGTCAGTCGTTGATATCGCTTACCGGTTCCAGGTCTAACACCCATTAGCCTACCTGTACGAGATTGATTCTCGCTACGAATTCAATATCCGAGTACGGGCCTTCCCTGTCGATATGCTCCTCGACTGCCTGCTCCTCAACTGCTGTAACGTAGACTTTGTAAGTGTCGCCCCAGATATCTACGAAGTCAACCGGGGCCTTGCTATCGCGGGCCGCTTTGAGAGCATCAATAGCCTCCTTTGGCGACCGCTCTAGCTTCATGGTCCCGTACTGCTTATCCTTGGCTACGGGGATTTGTATGGACCAACCGAGTAGGGTTTCGGGTCGTAGAAGCAATCGAGGATAGAAGCCCTCCAGGACCGGCGTGCCGGTAGAAACATTGGTAACGAAGTCGATCCGGAACTGGATATATTTGTACTCAATCGTTGAGTGTCCGCCGGTAGATCCCAATGGATTAGTGAACGCCTTGACTCCATCTGAGGACATCACATTCGACACGCCGTCATTTCCACCCCATGCCGTCCAGCCCCCGCCGTCTAGCGCGTAGTAGATTTTCAGATAGGAGTCGGTGTCGCAGTTGCTTGCCCGGATTAGAAAGCCCGGAGACGACTTGGTGATTTGCCGAAATCCTGCGGCAATGCGCGGGAAGATGAGACTGTGGGTACCAGTCGTTGGGAAGTCAGGATATGGGAACTCGGAGTTGTCTTGGAGGGGAATGTAATAGATTTCACAATCACCCGAGCCATCCTCTACACAGTACCACAGCCGATTGTTCGTTGTGTCGTAACCCATAGCAATGATGGTCGAAGCTCCATCGGTGACAGGCTCCGCCATCTTATGCCAACCAACGTTGTCCCAACACAGGATATGCTCCTCGTACGGCGTCTCGTTAGTGCGGGCTGTTAGGAACAGGAACCGCCCAACTCGAACAAGATTGTCGTATCGCCCATAGCTCACGTAAGGCCAAGTATCTGTTAGGTATGGGACGCTGATTGGGACCTCTCGTGAGCCATTCCATTGTAGAAGTACGTCCCTTACTGGATAGACTAGCTGGCCGTTGAACTCGGCGTAGGACCTGAAGTTATCCGTCGAGGTTTGGTCGGCATAGTTCAAGACACGACGGGCCGCACTGCGGTCTTTATCGACGCGATAAATACCATCCGGTCGAGGGATAAGGAAGTCGCCCCTGAAGCTGATGCCTTTCTTCGTCTCCATACCGTTCACGCCGACTGGAATAATCTGCGGGTCGTCAGACGAGACAGTGTAGATATCGCTTAGGTCAATACTGTCGTCGTAGGAGACGTAATGGCCGCTAGACCCGTCGGGGCCGGAGAACTGCCCAGCATAGACGTAGCCATCGTGGTGTTGAATCCACTTAAAGCCCTTTTGGTCTGTAGAGCCTCCGGTTTCGGTCCAGTCGCTAGATGCGGCGCATGAAGAGGACGCGTAGATAAGCGTATCGTTTCGGCGTGCAGCGAAGATATAGTAGCCATTGTGCCATAGGTCTACAACATCATCGGTAGATACAACGGACCATGACGTGCCGTTGAATTTAGCAACGCCGTCTGAGCTATAGGCGTAGAAATCTCCGCCGAACTCTAAGAACCCATCCGCCCGGATATCTGAGGAAGACTTGGTAGGCTTCGTCATAAGCATAGCGATACCGTAATGACGAGTATCCACCTGCCCATCGGTGCGCATATAGACGTTGGTCCGCTCAGCGGTATGCCAAGGCGTACCAAACCCGCCCTGCCAGTTATCAAAGGACAGGGTTTGATATAGTCCCAGTTCGGCGTAGACTGGGTTTCCGGCCTCGGCAGTACGCGGACTGAAGTCGGTGATGTCCCTCACACGGTAAGACCGTAAGTCAATCGGATATGCTAAGCCATTGATTTTGACGTGCCCAAAATCCATTATCTACCCTACCAATCCAATGGGTTGATTTGTAGCGCCCGTCCAGTTGCGTAGCTCCTAGGCTCCTGCCATAAGAACCGCTGTGGAATGCGTCGTGGGTTCCGTGCGGCGAAGTCCCGCGCTAACTGGTCGTGCTTTTCAGCCGTAGTAGTGTGATGCCGGTGGTCGGCGCGGTTGTCTTCCGCCAGCGAGTCATGTAACATCGCCAGCACCTTGTGGACAACGAAGTACTTCGGGACCGTAGTCACGTCACTATCCGCCTCCATCTCGGTACTCTGCGCTAGGTAGACCAGCCTGAGCCGCAGGCCGTAAGAGGCGGACGGGTCCTCATAGAGGTAGAGCTTGTCCGGGAACTCCGTCTGATCAAAGCGGCAATACAGGTACGGATACCACGCCAAGTCCTGGTCCGTCGGATCCCAAAGCATGAGCTTGGTGTCGGTGCCGGGCATGTCCGTAGCCGGAGCAGCGGGCGTGATTAGACTCGTTGCCGTATCTACAGACTGTATTGAGAATAGCTGCCCGGCCCCGCTCCCGTAGTAGAAGGACGCTTTCCAGTCAGTATCTATGCCGCTCAGGTCCATAGTCGTGTCGCCAAACTGGGAGCCGTCTGTGCTCCAGGACGTGATGGTCCCATATAGCCCAGAAGTCGTGCGCTCGACATAGACCTGTAGGATTTGCCACGGCAACGGTACAAGGCCCGTCAGATCATATTCCAGCTTCTCTTCCTGAATAACAATAGACTCATCCGTCACTACATTTGGATAGACACGAAACTCGTCGCGGACTACATCGTTGATTTTCTCGTGGATAAAGGATGGCGGCCACATAGAGATAATCTCGAATGTATCATCCGTACTTGGAACTTGATCGGTGTCACAGGGCCATTCGAGCGTCAGGCTTCCATCCGTTCCAGAGGCCGTAATGTAACGTTCGAGGCCGTCTCGGGCGTTATCCGTAGACATAACCCAAATGTAGCTGGACTTCCAGCTATTCGCCGCTTGAACCAGCTTGCTACATTTGAGTGTGGTAGTAGAGCAGTCAGAATCCGGGGTGAGTTCGTAATCAGGATATCGCTTATAGAACTCCATCCGCGCCTCAGCGCAGATTGCCCGCCGTAGTTCTTTACGTGTATAAGTAGGTTCTGCCATGGACTAAAGCCTCATTATCTCAAGTTTACATCATAGTTCTCTCGAACCCGATATTGTTTATTAATGGCCGCCAATTTGCGATGGAGCGTCTGGATATCGTATAGACCCTCTGGAGAATCCTGCCCAGCCCATACCGCCTTCTTAGCAGCAAGATATGCACGCTGCTGTTGGAGCTTCTGGTATTCGCGGGCGATTGTCTGTGGAACCTCGCGGGTCCCCGGCCTCAATGTTACCCGCACGCCGCGAACCATAATCTCATCGGGCAGCGTTTCTAGGCGACCATTACGCCGGACGGTTCGGCCCGTAACGTGAATGGTTTCGAGCGGCTCGTCCTTCAATGAGTCAAACAGCTTCAACTGACTGACGTGCCTCCCGGCCTTCATCTTGTTCAGCGTGTCTTGATAGTACTTGATCCCGCGCTGGCGGGCCTTTTCGCGCTCGGCTTCCGAGAGCTTGGGGGCGCGGTCGATGACTTCCTCTACGAACTTCACACTATTCTTGGAGAAAGCCTCGGCTGCTTTGTCCGCCTTCTCTGCCTGCTCTCGTAGCTGGCTGATAGTCTCGCCAGCATCGGGGTTCTCCAAGAGCGACGCTTCTCCGCGGAGACGCTTTTGAAGAGCAAGAGCGATTTCCAGCGCCCTCGCCTCGCTCGCCGTCGGGAGTTCATAGATGAGCGCCCGGACGATGGCGTCGTCTCCATAGTGGCCGAGGTGGTTCAGATCCACTTCGGAATCTAGGAACTCTCGTTCTCGCTGAACATCCCGCTTCTCCAGAAGCACATGCGTTCGGTGCGCCATTCGGCGCTTCTTGCGTCCTCTAGCCACCGTCTAACCCTCCTTCCTCTAACTCTTCGTTGACTTGCTGGATACCAATTTGCGCAATTGGCATAGCCGATTGGTCTATCTCGACATCGGGCAGGTTGTACTGCGCGTCGATGTAGCCGATGAGCATTTGGATCTCTTGGCGTGCACCGGCGATGGCATTCGCCCGACCGAGTTTATTTAGCTCATCCTGAAGCGCCACATTGCGTTCCTGGATTCGCTTGGCGATGTCCTTTTGGAGCCGCTTGTAACGCTTACTCTTAGGATTGAGCTTTTGAAGCTCCATCGTCATATCGTTGATTTGTTTCTCCAAAGCCTGTCGGCGTCCGGCGGCTTGGTTCAGCACCCCTACAGCCTCGGCTTCGACTTTATTCAGCCCAGCCAGACGCGCTTCGAGTTCTTGTCTGTTGATCATCTGTGTCACCTCATAACCATACATTGCACCTTTAAGCAACTGGCAGTTTTCAACGAGTTGTACTTCCACACCCAGTCCGGCAGCTAATCCGAGCCAGAACTCGGTGGAGCCTTTCTGGTAGGTATACTCAGTCATCGTCGCCATCTCGAAGCCATAGACCTCGATGCGCTCAAAGCCCAGGTACAGGGCCAGGGCGCACATATAGGCGAACGAACTGGTAAAGTACCGGCAGACTTCTTCGCCCCGCCAGACCTTACCAGCCAAGTATTTCTCTATGATTTCTTCTAGGGGATACTTGACCGAAGAAGGAACAAGAGGGTCCTTCTCCTGCATGTAGATTGGAAACGGGTGTTCTTGCTGAAGCCATTTCCAGTGGTCCGGGTCGTTTCGATTGTTATCCCGCTTGTACGACCAAGGCTTGTGAAGCTGGAACCACCGGTCCGCCCGGAAGTTTCCATTCGAGTCCACCATGAAGTTGTGGGCGTAGGCTTCGTTAACACCCCAAATCTCTACATTGGGGTCGTCATATGGGGCAAGGTGACGGGACGAGGGCGCAAAGCCCACGATGGCTACCGTCCTTTTTCCCTTGCGTTGTTTAGCCAGCCACTTCAGATGCTCAGTAGGAAACTTGTCAATCTTTTTGACCAAATCAGGTCTGTAGAAAGCCATCGTTTCACTCCCTCCCCGGTGTGACCGGCTAGGAGGGCTTCGCCGGTCACACCGAGACTGATTTTATGTTAGGCTATGCGGCTTATGTGTTCACGCTACCACCGGTGTCCGGGTAGGCTTCCTGCGGCGCATAGCTGTACATCACATAGACTTCCATGATGCCCGCCGTCGGGTCAGCCCCGCCAACTACAACATCAATCGAGTCCGTGGAGATATACAGCCGTGACGTGAACCAGGAGATGGGCGCATCCGTGCCGGGGCTGCGAACGAGGCCCGAAGACACCACCGTAGCAGCAATCTCCGTGCTTCGCAGGAACCCGTCCGCATCCGCGCCATCGCCAACGGTCAGAGTCACACCGGCGTTGAAGGCCGTCAGGATAGCTGCATCCACCTTGTGGACGAGAACGCCTGAACTGTTGATATTGAACAGGGCAAAAGTACCCTGCGTATCGGTATAGACATCCAGGCCGTCCGAGGCGGAATTCCCGTATCCGAAGCGGCAACGAGCCACATACACCCCATGCGGAAGATTAGCTTCCCCAAGCTGGGGGATGGGAACAGGCGTGCCAGCCATAGTTTTCCTCCTAGGTTAGTTTAGTTGGCTACGACTTAGGAGAAGTCGTTCGCGTGATGCAGCGACACAATCCAGTTAGACTGGAGAACAATCTGATCGTGCGTCGCCTTCCAGCCAATCGTGCCGCGCCGGTTCAGCGGGTCGAAGCCCGTCTCGCCAAGGTCCTTCACGATGATCTCGGCCACATTCACGCTCTTCCCAGTCCCTTGGCCCCACACCACAGGCGGACCACCATCGGGATTCCAGTTCGGGGACAGGCCGGTCATACCAGCCAGACCATAGGACTCTTCGCCGATGAACAGCGCGTGGTACACATCCACGGTCGTGTCGGCACCAGCGCCTTCGCTGATCTTCGCGTTGTAGGTCGTGTAGAGTTCGCAGTTCAGGACGCGGCCAATCAGACCATTGCGGATGGACTCGCCGCCCTCACGAGTGAAGAGAGCCACGAACGTGGTATCCTGCATCAGCGTCGCCCAAGAGTAGGGGTGGATGATGACGGGATAGTAGCCGTTCTCCGCGGGTAGAGCGCCATTCGCCTGCAACAGCGCGACATCCTGGACCAGATCAGCATAGCTAATCTTGTCATTGGTCGTGTCGATGTCGGTGTCAGCAGAGGCACCACCCGCATAGTCAGCCGTAGCGTTAGCGGTGATCTCGTCTCGAATGAGAATGTCGATCATCTTCCCGGCATGTTCACCCAGAATACGAGAAGTCTCCAGGATAACCGGGTCAATGGTCTGCATACTCACTTCCTCGGTGTACTGCACATACGTACCGTACCACTGAGGTTCGAGAGTATAGGTCGAGATTGCAGGAGCCGCATGCTCAACCGGGTCCACCCCCTCCGTCAGAGGGGTAATGCCGGTGTCAGTGAAGCCTTCCATCCGGCGGATTTCCCAGTTCTTGTACCCATCAAAGGTAGCAGGACGACCCCAGCGACCGTGAAGCAATCGTGGCAAGGCGCGCATCAGCAACCGGCGGTCGTACGCCGTCTTGACCGAGGCGCTCATTCGAGTTCGGGTTATATTAGCCATGTCGATTTCCTCCGGCTAACGGAGAGCATCGACGGCATTTAGATATGCGGTTGTGAGGAGTAAGCCTTACTTTTAGGGCTTATCCCAGTCGATACTCTCCAATATCTTGGGATCAATTTGTCTTTGTTCAACCATGGTGAGCAGGTCATCCAAGGTGAACTTACGACCGGGATATTGAGCCTCTAATGCCTGGAGGACCTCCGACGGGGAGACCTTCTTGGTCTGAGCGGCCCCATGCTGCGTGACGACTGGTGTCGTCTTTGGCTGTTCCGTAGGTTGCTGCTGGAGAAGAGCCTGAGCGGGCGTTTGCGTTGCTTGCGTCGATGTCATCTCACGCTTCTTGTACTCTTCAACCTGCTTTCGCAACTCCTCCAATTCCTTCATGCGCTCCTGGTTGATCCGTTCCATTGCCTTAGTGCCGGACGCAATCAGGGCGTCGGGGCTGGAGAAGTCGAGGTCCGTGTACGGAACGCCCTGCTGCATGTACCATTGGGCGTACTGATTCATGGCCTGGGTCGCCTGAAGCATTTCCTCGTATTGACGAGTTTGCTCTTCAAGGCGGGCCGCTCGCTCGCGGGCTAACTGTAGCTGGAACTCAAGTCGTTCCTGCTCGTCCATGTTAGCCATGGCTGCTTGCGCCCACCGTTCTTCGGCTTCCCTGACACGAGCCTCATATTCCGCTGTCGTCTCGTGTAGCCGTCTGTCGAGGCTTGAGCGGAGCTTGTTAATATCCTGCTCAAGAGTTTGGCTTCGCTGTCGCTCGGCCTCAAGCTCTGCCTTCAGCTTTTCGACATCCTCAGCGCCCGCCTGGGCCATCTCGCCTGTTGGCTGTTCCCCCTGTTCGCCTTCGGACGAAACTCCCAAGTTCTGAAGGGCATCCTCAGGATTGAGAACCCCTTCATCAGGGTCATTGAGAACTCCCATTGTTAAGCCTCCTTACGCTACTAGATTGACATAATACCATAAATTCTATATTATGTCAAGACCTAATGACCGGTCAATAGGCGTCGACGTTTGATAACATCGACGATACTTTCACCCTCTTTAGCTCCCATCCGTATAACCTCGTCGATAAAAGCGGTGTATTTTCCGCCCCATAGCTTCTTGAGCCTTTCGAGGTAATCGAGTTCCGTCTTTGTGAACGACCGCTTACCACTAGCCACTTCTCGGCTCGCCTCAACAATTTCTGGTCCGGCTTCCTTGCGGAGGCGAGGAGGCCATACCAGCTTACCTCCAGGCCCAGCCGCGCCTAACGCGCCGGGGCGCAGGAGTTGGGTGACATCTTGTGTGGCCCGCTTACCGAGCGGCAGGTATTGATCCCGAGGAGCAACAGATGGCTCGGCGGTTCTGGAGCCGCGGCGTCCACCACTGCTGCGGCGGGTCGAACCCTCGTTGAGATAATAGTCCGCCCATACTGGGTGAGATTTGGCCCACTCCGCTCGTAGATCGTCATAGCGTTCAAGAGCGGCGGCGAATTTCGGATGAGCCTTCAGATAGTCATCACGTACTGAGGGCGAAAGCGAGTAGTAATGCTGGCGCTCCTCATAGAACCCAGGATACGTCTGCTTATCAACCCATTCCTTGAATTCGTTTTGCTCCTGTTTCGCCTGAGACCGCTCTTCAAGCTCTTCATCTGTGAGCGTTTCAAGCGGGCCAAATCCCATGTAGGCCAAAGTCCGCTCAAGAATGAGCACTTGATGACGGAGTTCGTCGGGATCATCAAACGAAACCCGCTTCGAGAACGCTTCGTCAAGGAAGTCCTCATCTCCGCCACGCAGACCGAACTCCTTCCGTACCTCATCCATCTTTCCAGGCGGGATGGAGTTGATCGCATCCCATAGACGCTCTTCCAACTTACCCATTTCCTCACCCCGCTTCTCGATAGTTTCTTGCTCCAGTCGGTCCTTTACATCCCAAATCTGGCGGCCATGAATGGCCTCGTAGATTTCCTCGTCCGAGAATTGCGGGAACTCTTCCCTGACGCCGCCAATAATCTCCTCCTCTGTTGGCGCAGGGTGCTCTCGGAACCACAATTCCCTAGCGTTCACGTCTAGATCGCCAGCTTCGTCCCAGAAGGGCTGGATGCGATGGCGGTCCCACCAGTCCATAATGGCATCATCGACCGTCATCCTCGACCGTCGCCATTCCTCATAGCCTTCGGCGCTGGCGACATCCATCAGGCGCTTGATAATGTCGTCGACCTTGTTCACTGAAGGATCGAGATATTCAATCTTAGCAAGCCGCTCCCACAAAACCTCCGAAGACTTGACAATAACGGGCACTTCATTGTTCAGGAACTCTTCCCGTCTCTCTAGGTACTCAGGATACGTCTCTCTAGTCGCATCATAAGGTTCGAGGGCCGACAGCGCCGTATGCCAGAAGAAGCTCTCGATATCTTCCCAGACTAAGCGCGGCGGCTTATATCCAATGAACCACGGTCGCTGGGCCGCATCCATTAGGCCGCTGGTCTCTACAGTCGCCAGGGTTTGATAGAACTCATCGTAGATTGCTCGGCGCATTTCAGAAGTCGCCCCTGCCGGGAGCGCCCGCAGCTTCTTATCCCGAATGTTGGTAGCAACCTCCCACGTATCCCAATAAGCGTGGGTCTCGACCTCGCGGGTTAGCTCTTGGGCGATGATCTCCCACCGCTCATCGTCGTAGACCTCCTTACCATCCGGCCCCGTCACGAAGCTGATGATGTTGTAGAGAGTCGAGAAGTAGCCCTCTACCGAGTGGTACCGTTCTCGAATCCAGAAATCCCACCGATTCTCGGCCTCTGGGTCGAGTTCGAGCATGTTCATCCCAACCAAGCTATTAAGTGCCATAGCCAAGGCGTTGAACTCTGTCCTGGTCTGAATTAGTAGCACCTGCGCGTCGGTGAACTGCTTCGGGTAGATACCTGTGAAGTAACCGAACACCCGCCGGTTATATTCGCGAGACTCGACGGCATCTCGGGCCTCCAGGTATAGTTCTGCCCCCTCTGCGGAGACGTACTCCCCAGCCCGGTCGCCAGTCACGAGACGGCGATTGCGGTTCTTCAGCGCCGCTACTGTTTGCAGGTAGATGCGCATCTGCTCCTCTGGGTCCTGAGTAGCCAGTGCCCGCTGGAGGCCGATGTTCACGATCTCCCTGTCGATTAGGAAGTCTTTCCAGCCAACGTCTGGGTCCCACTTATCCGGGGCGGTCGTGACGATCTTCCGCAGTTGGCTCATAATCACCCGCTGGAAGTTAGGAGGCACTAGCCCTGGCTGTGGAATAAGCGGCCAGAGTGGGTCCTCATTGGCATCCAGCCATCCGGCCTGCTGCAAAATCCACGGGATAAGCGGGTTCGGGGACATGCCGAACATATTGAGTATGTCCCAAGCGTAGCGGGTTGTTTTCTGGAAGATGGTCAAATCCTTATCTTCCTCGTACTCCCATGAGTACGGCATATACGCTGGGATTGCGTACCGCATCGAAATTGGCCCGAACAGGTTCACCCAGTATTCAGTGCCGGGGATGCGGATATAGCCCCTAGCGGACGGTAGTTGATCGCCGTTTCTGGTCGTCAGCCCGGCCCGCCACGCTTGGCGGCGACTGAGACCGAGATATTTCAGATAAAAGGCGGCAAGCTCTGGGTGCAGAACCATCGTCTCTAGCCACATTGGGATCGTGCGCGACGGGAACATCCAGAATGGGACCCAGTTCTTCATCCACTGGTCGAAAGGCGTGAACTCGTTGTAGTTCAGCAGGAAGCGATTCGTCTCATGAACCGCTCCGGGGAACTTCACACCTAGGAATTCTCCGCCATAGTTTACGGTCTCAAGACCCTCACTAATGAGCTTTGTCCACCGCTGGCGCAGCCGCTCAAGCGTCTCTCGCTGCTCTGCGGTCAAGTTGGCGACCAAGGCGGGTTCGCCGTCCTCAATCCGGCGGATAAGGTCATCCATCCAGTCTTTAGTAAGCTCTCGAAGAACCTGCGCTCGGTCTACAGCCTGGGTGCCTTCCAAGATTAGCCGCTGGAAGTCTCGTGGCAGGGTTTCAAGCTCCGGCAGCTTGTACGAACTGGAGGCAAGCCCCGCCGCCTCTCGAAGCGCATTGTACTCCTGGCGGACAGTTTGTAGTCGCCATTCTAAAATCTGAGCCTTAGCGGTGTCGCCAGCCTCGTAAGCCTTACTTATGGATGCCTTCATAAACCGCTCGAAGTCCGCAAATGACCTAAGCACTGGTGCGCCATCGTCGTCCGTTACTCGGCCATAGATGAAGTTCAGTGATGGGCCGCGCAGCGGCTCGTCCATTTCCGCTAACTCGCGTGCCGACGCTTCGTTATAGGCCCCACCATATCCTGGCTTGGCTCGGATGGTCTCCCAAATCTCATCGACCTCCTCAGGCGGCTCCGTCGGCTTCAAAAGCTCTTCGGCCTCTACACCTTCCGCCCGCGCTATTTCGCTCTCTGGGACCGGCATGGCCTTAGCCACTTCCTCCGGCATTCCTGATGCGGGCTTAGCATCCAATATACGAGTGTAGGGCGCTGTTAGTTCTTCCTCGCCTACCCGCCGGACTGCTTGCTGGAACCTGTACAGGCCATTGGAATGGGTATAATAGGTATCGGTAAGCTGGAAGCGTAGGTCTTTGTTCCAGCGCATACCCACCAAGTTCCCTGCGTTATCAAACTGGAACTCGAAGCCGATGTCCTCAAAGATGTCCACTACGGATGGGAACTCGACATCTCTAAACCGGCGAGCCAATTCGTCATAGTTACCCGCACGGATAAGATCGGAGATTTCGTCGAAGCGTTTCCCCATCGCCTCGTAGAATTCCCGCTTGATTTCGTACCAATAGATGTAGTTGTGTAGGCTGGCCGCTGCGTATCTTCGCTTCCCAGCGAACAGATAGTCTTCAATCAACCATTCGTGGAAGCGGGTGTTTGTGACCATCCACGTATAATCACGATCAAACTGAAGGATGTAAGCGAGTGCCTCGCGCAAAGTCTTGGCCGTCGCCTCATCTGCAACGCGGGCCATAGCCTCCGTTAGGCGGGTAGCAAACTCGTTGACCCGCGCACGCGCCTTAGCTTCGGCCTCGCCTGCCTCCTTGTAGCGAGCCTTAGCCCGCTCCAATTCATCCCGTAAGTGGATTTGAACTTCATTCGGTAGGTCTTCAGTCTTCTCAATAAAGACTGCTTCGTATTCTTCCAGTTTAGACTCTGGCACCGGCTCTTGATGCTCAACGGGGCCAATCTCTTCGTCGGTCGGCTCCGGCACCGGCGGCACGTCCTGGCCCTCCTCGACCGCCTCTTCAACATCCTCTGCAAACTGCACAGCGGCTTGGCTCGGAGGCTCCTCGGCCTTTGGAAGCAGGTCCTTAAGGAATCTTTCGGCTTCTTCCTCAGTGAAGAACCGAGTAGCATATTCCCGAACGTCTTCCATGTCACTCCCGACCAAATAGGAAACGTAAGGCCGAGGCGGGACAGGATAACCGACATCGCCTGCGCCTTCCATAGCCGTATCAATGACGACATGTTCGCTTAGCGCACGATCAAGGACGACCTCCACGCCATCCTCATACGCTAGTTTGTTGAGGGCACGTGACATATTGCGTGGCTTCTCGATGTAGATACCGCCCCTAGTCTTGGCCCGTCGGCTTCTAACGACATCGGCGACCTCTACATCTTCTCCCTTAAGCGACTTGACGAGCGCGCCAAGTTCGTCCATATCTTTGACTGCCGCGTCGCTAGTGATAACCTCCCATGCCTCTTCACCAGTTCGACTTCTAATCTGCACAAGATAGGCGTACTTCGGCTGCTCACCCGCTCCGAGAATCTGGAACGCCTTCTCCGCCATGGCGTGCGCCTGGGCACGGCGCAGGTCCTTCCACCGTTTCTCGGTTAGGCGTCGGTACCAATCAGGATAATTCGACCCGGCTTTCTGCTTCAGAATGAACGATTCGTCAAAGTCAGATGCGTCATAGCCAGTCAAGAACTTCCGCCGCCAATAGGTGTAGTAGTTCATCTCCTGGACGACTTCATCAGCTACGCCTTCGAATTCTTTCGCTAGTCGTGGGTCAAGCTGGCGACGCTCCTCGGCGGACAGCCTTAGATAGCGACGGAGGATTTCGTCGAAGTCGTCAACCTGCTCCCCCTCCTCCACTACGGCATTGATGATGTGACCCATGCGGGAGGTGGCGGCACGGATATCTTCCGGCAGCTTACCGCGGATATTGGCAGCGTCCACCCAAACCCGCAAGCCTTCCATATCCTCATCAAGGAACGGGACGATATCAGCGGATTCACTTATGTCAACTAAGTATTGAACCTTACCATCAGGCGTGATGCGGCGATCCAAGAGCTTCCCTGTCCGGCCCATATTCTCGCCAGCGGTGATCTCCCACTGATAATTGGCGTGAGAGAGCGGCCCGCCGACGAACGGTGGCAGAGTATCCGCTCCGGCCTCTTTCATCGCCTTGTACTCGATTGAGACAGGGGAAACAAACTCTTCTTCTGGCCGTCTAATAACGACCAAATCCTCCGGCTTCACGCGGAACTCAAACTCTATTGGGATATGCTCAACCTCTGCACCATCTCGGACAGCGATAGATAGGATTTCGATTTGATTGGGGTCTAGCTCGGCCATCGCCTCATACGGAGCCGTTAGGCCGACAGGGAGATATGGGGCCTCTAGGCCACTGATGGAGGAAATATCCGAGATCAGAACTGAAATTACATCATCAAGGTCCTGAAGTAGTTCATACTTTTCTTTGTCGTTGAGGATGTCGTCCAGTTCATAAATAACATCGTCCAAAATCTCCCAATCCCAACTCCCAGCATCATCACGCGGGATGGGAAGGGCTTCGTTCAAAACATGCTGAACATTGGTCGGAGGCTCCATTAAAGCGCCTCCTATTTCAAGGCGATCAAGGGTCCAATCGACTACCTCCTTAACGGTCGCCTTACCCTGTGCTACTCTAGCCGCTAGATGTAGACCATTAGCAAGCTCTTCGGCGTGGGCATAGTTGTAAGTAAGGCTTACTCGCGTGCCATCATCGGTTATGCTGCCGCCCGGTCCCAATCCCAATCGACCGGTTTCAGCGCGCGGCTTCAAGCCTTCGTCATAAACCTTATCGCGGGCGGTCGTTACGTGGTATAACCCCTCATACTCATAGCCTGGGTCCACCATATCGGGGTCTATGAGTTTCGTTGGGTCGGAGTGGTAGCCGACCGGAACCTCACTAACCACCCGAGACGACGGAATTTCAGGAGTTGGGGCCGCCCTTACCGCCGACTCCGGCGGCTCAGGGGCCGTTACCGCCTTCAGGCGTTCCTCTACTAGCTTGGCCTCGCGTTCCGCAACTTCCCGCTCTAGCGCCTCAACCGCCTCCCGCTGGGCCTTTGTAGGCGGGACATAAGTGATACCCTTCCGCTCACGACGGACACTCAAGGCGTCCTCGGCGACGCGGACGGGAACTTCATCCAAGCTCTTATACTCGCCTTCGCTGTACTTATTAATAGCATTCAACAAGTGCTGATCATCACGGATACCATCCGCCTCGGGGTACATGAGGTAGCCGTCCTTTAGCTTGGCGCTCCTCTGAACCCCAGCTACTTCTGGATCAATCTCGCGGACCTCATCCGCCCCGCCAAGCATGTCGTCCATATCCGGCTTCGTATTGAGGCCCTCGTCTACCCCGCGAGTAGCATCTGCAACAGCAACCGCCTCTCGTTCGAGGGCATCAATTTCGTCCAGTACAGATTGGAAGGCTCGCTGAACGCCCTCGGGCGTCAAGCCGCCCTTCTGGACCTCTTCCATTAATGACGAGGCAACCCGCCGCAAGTAGACCTTAGTCTCAGCATGGCTTCCAAGCCGCTTGTATACCTCATCATACCAACCGGTGCGGAAGAACAACGACCGAGTGTACGAAGCATCAACAAGGTCCTGCCTTACTAGTGTACGGAGGATTTCGTTAATAGTGGCAGTATCCGCCGTGTCGACCGCCGATAGGGATTCAAAGATAGCCTTGACTATAGGGTCATCAAGGATTTTCTCAGCGAGCAGTGCCTCATGGATAAGCCGCTGGACAACGTTCCAGTCTTTCACGAATAAGGGGACATAAGTCCGCATGCGGAAGACGGTTTCGAAAGCGGTGTTGACGCCTCGAAGCCCCTTCAGCGGGTGTAGCCACCACCGGTCACCAGCCACTCGGCGGAATACCGTCCAGAAGTTCGCCTCGATCTCGCCACTTAGAATGAGGTGGGCGATATCCTCGCCTAGGTCCTCGGTAAGGGCGCGCATGAAGCCGCCGGGGATTTCCTCCGGCCAATAGGGGACAAGCTCTCGCAGGTAACGAAGCTCGTCCAGCATGTTAGCACCATGAACGGCGGCGCGGAAGGCCGTGTCAAAATAATTGATGATCGTGAAGCCAGGGCGTGCGGTCAATACCATCGAGGCCCACGCATTTCGAGCGAAGCCAACCCCCTGCACAAACCCGCGTATGGCGTTCTCTATCACCCTCTTCGGGAGTTTGTAAGACCCAAGGACTTCAATCTTAGCTGGGGGTGAGCCTATCTTCAACGCCTCGGCCAACCGTCCTACAAGCGTATCCGGCATAAGGCGGGTGCCGGGCAGAACCTCTCTGGCCCGGAGATATGCCGTTTGAAGTTGGAGAGTTAGCTCCGGTACAATATTCTTGGCGTTGGAGATGTACTCCTCCGCGAGCCTGGTCGCCTCCTCTACAGACTTGCCATCCCCCAAATGCCGCCTATATACTTGGTCGTAGACTCTGCTGACGGCTTGGTCAAGTAGCGAAACCAAGTCCTCAGGATCATCTAAAGCCGCCTCGATAACCACGCCGTTAGTTGGGTCCATGATATGCCGGACTTGACGAGCCGTTAGGCGATAGGCCGCCATTTCGTCTGGCGTCAATTGCCCTCGAACCAGCTTAGTAAGTACTTCTCTCATATCGCCGGGCGACCGTACCACAGAGGCGATGTTGCCCAGCGTCTCAGTCGCCTTAGCGCGGAGCTTATAGCTGTGGGAGATTATGGATGAGGTTTTGAATGTCCTGATTGCCCACGCTGCAAAATCGGGAGCTACCGTCTCGACAAACTTACCAACCCCCTTCCCAGCAAATCTGAACAGCGATTTGAGCGGGGTTAGAATGGCCTTATCCATTACAGCGCCGGGGATGAGGTTTGATAGGTCAAATAGAAGCTCTCCCCAGAATTCGGTTCCGGGGTCTGTAAAGCGACTAGCAATTAGCTCAATCTCGCGTGGAGACAGGAGATCGCCCTTTTGAAGCGTGGCGTAAGCCAGCGCCGTCGTAATTTGGTCCCTGAGGACTTCAGGGTCCTCGGGTCCCCACGACTCGGTATACGTGACCGTGAAGTCATAGTATCGCCAGTCACTACGAGAGATATCCCACTTCTCCCTGTAATATTGCTTGACCCTTTCAACGGCTTCCTTAGCTACCGCATATAGCCATATCTCATCAGTCTCGAAATCAGTTCGATATTTCTCCTGGGCTGCCGCTACCCGCGCCAATTCGTTAGCGATACCCTTATCCGCTTCATACCAGCGAACGGTGTTCGTATAGAACTTAGTTCGCCACTCGTGCGGATTGCTCACGCCCAGCAAGTCGAAAAGCTCGTCGTCATCGACGGTCTCAATCCACGCCCGAACCTCTTCCGGCGTTGCGTCGGGAGAGAGAATGTGTGCTAACTCGGGAGTGACAAATCGCGGCTTCTCAAGGGTGTCCGGGAACCGTCCCTCGCGCAAGTCCTCGGCGGCGCGCTGGAAGCCAAGCCACGTATCTTCGAAGAACGATAGGGTCTCTTCGTAGTTGCGCGTCTTGAACGCCTCTGCCCACCCCGCCCCGAACGCAGATAGGGCAGCAAAGAAGTTGACCTCATCCCGCTGCTCTTGTAGAGCCTCTTCGTCAATCCTGGCCCGCATCTCCTGTTGCCAGTAGAGAGGATACCGGACCCGGAGTTCCTCCGGCGGGTTGCGCGTCTTCCACCATTCCGTTGCGCTCGCCGCCTGCCAGCCAGCCGGAATCGCTTGAAGCGGATTATTAATGTAGCCCCAAATATGACCCGGAAGACGACGCAGAAGCCTAAAGCCCGTGCCCAGTACTCGCCAGACGGGGTTTTGTGCCGCCTCCTCAGTGAACTTCCTGAGGGGGCGAACGAACGTAGCGTCCCACCATCGCTGAATAGCTGAATCGTCATGACCGCTGACGGCAATCGGCGTACCGTCAGGACCCGGAACGTACATTACCTCTCGTGGCTTCAATCCGGTAATCTCAGAAAATTGATCGATAGCCTCGTCGGCAAGCTGTTCGCTTTCTTCCGTCTCTTCGATGATCTGGAGCAGCCTTCGCTCACGCTCCTTCAACTCGGCCCGGCGTCGGCTAAGATCGGATAGGTCTACGACCGGACCAGCCCCTTTAGTGGGCGAAGGATACGACGCCGATAGGATTTGATTGTCAATGTTCGCAAGCTCCTCGCGAACGTCTTCAAGCTCTACCGAGGCGATAGCCTTACGCCTAACGGCCTGCTCATCAATACCGTAAGCCGCTCGGATGGCCCGCTCAGCCTCCTCAGACATACGGTAGGTACCGGGCAAGCCAGGGATTGGCTCCCCAAGCATTCTCGCTTCGGGAAAGACCTGTTCAACCTCTAGCGGCGTGACAGTCGTTCGAGGCTCGATTTGCTCATCCAGCCGAGAGATATCGAATTGCGGGTCGATAACCTGAAGCGTAGCATTGACTGCTGGAATCTTAGTCTGTTCCAACGTCAGGCTTCGATCCCAAGGATTATAGTAGACCCGGTAATCCGTCTTATCATTCGTTAGCTGTCGGCTATCTGGGTCATAGTACAGAAAGGCGTGTGGAACATTGGGCGAAGGAGATGTAGGCTGCATATTCCGCACGACCCCGCGAAACTCATCCGTCTTCCAAAACGGCGCAGTAGACGGGGCTGTTGCCGGTTCTGTAGATGGGGCAACCGCCGGTGGCGGGACGCGCTTGATAGTCTTAAGCACGTCCTCCACCCGCAGTTCAGGATTCACGCCTTCGTATCGACGTTTTGCCATACTACTCCTTTTCGTCCTGGAGCTTTTCTAGCGCCTCTCGCTCTTCCTTGGTCATAGGCTTCGAAGGGGTTTTGATTTGGTTCTTCTTGCGAATCGGCTTAATGACCTTCGCCTTCGCCCTGCTCTTGGCTTCTCCTTCGACTTCCTTCATCAAAATGACAATGAAGTCATGGTAGGTATTCGTCGGCTGAATACCAACAACTTTGAAGCCTATATCTCCAAGGACATTTAGCTTATCCTCCGCATAGTTCAGTTGGCGAGCATCAAAACGCTCAACCTTATATTCGTATCTCATTATGCCCTCCTAGAATGTTAGATACTTGGACCGGCGTCCAAACTGGTAGCGACCCTCCTGGGTTCGGGAAACCCTCGGCGGCGCGTAGGTGTAGAACGGCTGCGCAATCATTTGGGCCAGTGGAGCAAACGCTGACAATTCACCGCTCTTAGCCTGAGCCAGAAGCGGGTCTAACGCTCCGAGTACCTCCAGCCTTTGTGCCCGTGTCCGTGCCACTGGGCCAGCCGTCCCCAGCGCCCCGGCTATATTTTGTAGGTACTGGTAACCGGGGCCAAACTTCCAAACGTTCCCGCCGACCGTAGCCTCCCGCATACGACTCAATGCCTGTAGGATTCGGTTGGCCCGTTCGCGGGAATAGATGCTTCGTTCATCAATCACACCACCAGGAGCCGTTTGCCCTATCAGTGCCAATTGGCGGGAAATAGCCGGTTGGCCCTGTGCTCCAATACGACGACCCGGCGGTCGATTCTCGTCAGCAAACTTATCGGAATAGATATCCCAAGGATTCTCTCCGGCTCGGCCCCACATCGCATAAAGCTGCTTTGCCAAGGCACGAGCATCCTCATCGCTTAGCGCGCCGCTGCCGATAAGCGCATTCGCCATTAGGGTAAATGCCACATCGGGGCGATTGTACTGGCTCTTATCCTTGATATCGAATGGTCTCCACCAGGATGGAGCTTTGTCCGATACAGCGTAATTACCGATCACCCATTCGACATCTATGGGCTGGTAGCCATATTCCTCACTCGGAGGCGGAGGTAGAATCCCGCCGCCACCCCCACCCCCTGCCGGTGTAATAGTGAACCCACCGCCCTTTTCGAAAGGATTCTCAACATATCCCGGCGGCGCACCGCCGAACGTTGTTCGTATGTTGTAGCGACGCATCATATCCTCGACCTCGAAGCTCTCCTCGGGCGTGAGGCCGGGATATTGAACTTGCTTAGAATAGTCCGGGGGCGTCAATGGCGGTGTAGGCGGTCTCACCCGGAATGTCGTAATTCCGCGCCCCGTAAACCGCGGCGAAAGAGTTCTCTTTTGACCAGCAGTTCGTATGCGAGGCTTAGGACGCTGACGATATAGGCCCGGATTGATAGACATATACGAATATCTCGGCCCACGTCGTGATGCTCTGACAGTCCTGCCGCTGATTTTAGAGGGTCCAATTAATGCCATGTTACTTCACTCCTAAGCGCTTTAATTCCATCTGTCGAATGTATTCGGCTACATTCTCAAATCCATAACGCTTCGCCAGCTTGTCAAACGCGTCCTGATCCAAGCGATTGTAGACGCGGAGATCGGGGTCCCGATCTGCACCAAACACCTCAACCCCCTCGATAATTCCCTTGCTAACTTCTTTAACTACTTCGTCGAAAATGTCTTTCATAGTAAGCCTTACTCCAATCCTGGGGCCAAGTTTGCTAGGCTTCCAACGACCTCTTCCTCATTCTGTCCAGGAGGCCGCCGCCCGCGTTCCTGTGGCGTCGGCTCGCCAGTAGCGGACATCACGCCTCCCAACGGCTGAGGACCAGGAGCCGCTCCGCCCCCGCCACGGCCAGCCTGTTGCTCCATAGCCATCAACGTCATAATGGCTGCCTCGTCGCCTTCATCCGCAAGCTCCATGAGGTACTTTCGGATGCCGTATTCGATAACCAATGGGTGCATCTTAGCCTGCTCCCTAATCATGCGCTTTATCTCGTCATCCGGCTGCTGGATATTGTAGTAGCGCTGCATAATAGTTTCGAGCGACATCTTACCTGTAGCCTGTGTCGCCAGGGCGCTCTTGCGGACCTCTTCACCCGGATACTCCGGCTCCAATTTTGCCCGGACGAGATAAGTGGCGAAGTCCTGAGCGATAATCTGGTCAGTAAAGCTCTGCCCACGCAGACTACCATAGACATGGATGGCTTTACCCGCCGCCATTCTAGCCGTCAGGCGCAGCAGCTTACGCGCCCAGTTAGTCAGCAGGAACTCGAACTGACGGATAGGCTGCTGCAACTTGATCTTGTTAGCATCTGCAACCTGCGATAGCGCGTAACCAGAAGCCGCCCCGCCCGTCAAATCAGGCTCGGAGAAGCCTGCCTGCGATTGACGACGCTGGAAGAACTGTAGCTGCTGCTCAACGTCTGGCGGATTTCCAGGCCAGCGTGGGAACTCCAGGTTCTCGTCTGGGTGGATAGTTACCACGTTCGCTATAGAAGCGTCGACTGCAATGGTTCGACCCTGCATCAAGCGGGCGATAAGAGGCAGACCGGTAAGCATGGTAATCTGCCGCTGCCGCCGGTTGATGGACTTCTCGACGAAGGCGGTCGAATCCTCCAGCGGACTTATAATACTATGAGACCAATTCTTCGTCTTTGCCGGGTCTACAGGCTTGAAGAAGCCAATGGTATAAGGAATGTCTGGATAATCCGTATCCTCTAGTTCGTAAATCCACTCCTTCTCAAAGATAACGGCGTGTTGGACCACCCACTCTTCCCGCAGGGAAACCGGCATTTCCCCTTCAAAGCCATCCAAAGGAAGCTGTCCGGCTTCCATCTTCGGCTTGCGAACCCATCGCCAAATATCAATCAATTGGCCGTACTGGGTCATCTTTTGCTGATCGGTCAGGTGCTTCCAGTTGTTGAGTTGAACGCCATATAGGTTCTCCACATCATAAACGGTCATGCGCTCTGTCCTGAAGATCGACCCCCACCGCTGAGGGCCGCCCGGCAGAAGAGCGATGTTCAGCGGGTCAATAGCCTGAACCCGAAGCGGCGTCTCCATAAAGCCCTCAATAATCATCACATCGTCCCCGCCGGGAGCCGGAACCATGACCTGCGTGGCTAAGTCATCAGCTAAGATGGGATCAAACGGAGAGTAGATAACACCCATGCCGTCTCTAATAAAGTATGTCGCCACCATCGCCAGAACATCCATCTCTTCGCGGATATTGTTCGCCTCTACCGTACCAGCGATGTACTTCTCAATCTTACTGGCGACTTCGGTCTCAGTGGCATACGGCTCAAATCCAGACGCCACCCAACGAACCCCACGACTTAACATAATTCCAACTGCCGTGTCCACCACATTCGTTGGGGTTGGATCGGTATACCGCTCCTCGCCTGGAAGTGGGTCCCGCTTGTAATGTTCGAAGTTATACCAATTCCGCCAGCGAATAATATTCTTATGGAAGTCCTCGGTCTCTCGCTTAGCGCGGGCATATTCTGCCAACAATTCGGCTAACTGAAGATCGCCAGTGACTTTCTGTGGTTCAATAATATTCTGCGCCATCTTAGCTCCTTAAAGCCTCCGGTAAGTACTTTTCCTCAAGGATTTGCTGCGGCGTCTTTTGGTCGAAGGAAGTCGCATCTGAGAACGGAGACGCAATGATAATGGGTTCCGTTGTATCCACCCCGCCCCGCTGTACGGCATCATAGGCCGCCATAGCCAGGGCTACCGCCGCATCAATCTTATTCTTGCTACGCTTGCTTGATTTCGTTAGCCTCGGTACGCCGCCCTTAATCTCTACCTTGGCAAACTTGATGTGATTGCGAAGCTCATCATTTGGATAGACCTCGATATTCCCACCCACAAAGAGTTCGTAGAGATGCTGAGTAGCGGCGCTCATCAGTTTAGAGTTTTGGCTAAACTCGACCGTCTTGAAGCCGCGCTTAGCCAAGTTTGTCATCATCTGGTGAAGTTGTGTTGGGTCATAAACCAAGGTATTGATGTGACATACCTTGGCAATAGTCAGAATATATTCTTCTACTTCGGATAAATCCACAATCCCTCCAGCGGGCTTCCAAATTCGATGGAAGGCGATGCCCACTTTCTTGTGGTTAGCATCGTAATAGCACCCAACCACCGCCGTCGTATCGTGTTTCGTGCTGGCGTCTACACCTACCGAGACGGGCAAATTCCGCCGCTCGTCCGAAGTGTCATAAATGATCGGGCCACTCAGGGTCGCCGCCTTATCCCAATATTGAATGGCGATGAATTCCTCCTCGCCAGTTACCCATTGGTTGCGATGCAGGCGGAGGAAGTCCATGGGTCGTAGAGACGGGTCTGCAAGCTGTTGCTCGTAATACTCGTGTGTCTGCCACGGCTTTCGGGGAACGGTGTCCCAATAAATGAACGTGCCCTTCCCGTCTGTACGACACACCGGCTCACCGTCCTCGTCCACGATATCCTCAAGTTCCGGCACCGGTGTCCCGTTCAGAAAAGCCTCCTCATACAGGTTCCAAAGTAGCTCGGATTCGCCCTCGATCCCAGCATACGTCACGACCACACGCAGCGGGTACGGGACTGTCGGGATCGGGAGCATCTCTGCCCAAAGTCGGCGAGCAGCCTCATTTCTAAAGCCCCATAACTCATCCCACAATGTCAAACCATGACGAGCACCAGCGGCACCAGTATAATCACCAGATAAAACCTTGACGAGTGTATCGTTCGGCAAGATAATCTCATTTTTCTTCGGTCGCAGGCCCATGTGGTACTTCATATGGAACGTCATATCCTCGTAGACACGGGATCGAGCCTGATCCTCGTCGTTCGCTAGAACATACACCTCGCAGGGCGGGGCATTGAGCGCGTACCACATACCAATCATCGCCGCCCAGCACGACTTGCCGGACTTCTTCGGGGCACTTAACACGACCGTCACATAAGGGAATGCGTCTTTCTCTGGGTCTAGCGTAAAGCAATGCTGGAAGATGCGACGCTCGTAGTCCATTATTTGAAGCCGACTGGGGCCGGTCCATTTGTTGTGTTCCCAGTCCCAATTCTGTTTGACGTAGAATCCGCCGTCTGGCGCTTCGATCCAATCAACCAATGATATCATTAGTAATGCTCCATCCCGATAGCGGGCGGAGGGGCCGTCCATCCTTTACCCCACAATTGGCGAATTTGCCGCCGTCGCTTAGCATCGTAGGTCTCAAATAGCTGCTCTTTCAATAAATCAGCGATCCTCTGTGGCTTATCAACTGCCCTCTTAGCAGTAAATTGTGGGGGCGATGGCGGATAGACATTCGGGAACGGTTCGGCCACAGGTTCCATGCCTAGCTTTCGTCCCTCATGCTGCCAGGATCGAAACCCGGCCTCGACGGCTTCCCTTGGTACCGCTGCAATTGGATTGAACAGCCCAGATCGCAGCCACGCAGCGCGTTCGTAAGCCGGAACCATAGATAAGGCAAACTGCCGAGTTTGAAGAGATAACGGCAAAAACTCATCAATTGTCCAATAAGTCGTTGATGCCCCGCCGCCGGTGTAGTAATAGCGGATTTCATCTAATCTCGGCGAATGAATAAGATCGTACCTCCAATCCGGCATGTCAGGAGATTCAGTTATCCATGGTATCGGGTCTAGATGAGGGTCTATGGCATGAATAGCCTCGTGCATCGGAGTTGTCGCATTCTCGTCAACGGTACGAAGCCAGACATATCTAGGCGGCCACGGCTGATAATATCCACCAAGGCGCGGGTCCCCGCTTCGATCCTGCCCAAAAAGACGATAGTACCACGGTATATCGCCTACGAAAGCTGGAATGCGTCGAAGTTTTCTCCTAGACCGCTCGGCAAGCGAGTTGACGAACCACGGAGGTAAGTAGTCGATGATGGGGTCGGGCATACGAAAATAACCCTCCAACAAGGATGGCCTATTGCTGGAGTATACCACACTCCAGTTATTATGTCAAGTGATTTCAGGGGGCGTGTCGTCTACTTTTCGGGGGTAGGTACCGTATAAACGTTAGCTTTCAACGACACGCGAAATTCTGTATTGTCGAACGGACACCAAAGCGGCTCGTTGTTACTGGTTTCTTCGACTACAAGCTCTGTCCCGCACTCGGGGCAGAGAAAAACCATTCTAGTCTCAACGATTTCTACTGGCTTCCGGCCCTTAGTCCTAGCCCGATACTCTCTCATATATTCCCGTCGGCATGCTCGGCAGTAAGAGTCGGACTTGGAAAACTCACTAAGCAGCTTGAATTGCTCACAACGAGCGCACCATCTATAGCCCGGCGGCGT